ATATATATAATTATTTATTATATTATATATAATATATTATATATATTTATATATATAATTATTTATTATATTATATATAATATATTATATATATTTATATATATTAGATTCAATTAGACAAAAATGAAACACTTAAAACCTTTCGTCAGAGCATTTAATTTTTGCGCTAGCAAAAAATAAATAGCTCTGGAAGAAGAGTTTAATTACGAGCGTAGCGAGGAACTAAACTCTTCAGCGAACGCTTTGCGTGAGCCCTTTGTATAGAAGTAAATGAAGAATGAAACTTAGAATTATATATAAATATATATAATAATTATATTATATATTATATATTATATAATAATATATATTTAATTTATATATTATATAATTATATTTACTTTAGTATTATTATATTTATATATAATATATAAGTTATCCACATAGTTATCCACAAGTATTTTAGAGTTATCCACAACTTATCCATAGATTTTTGTCTAATTCTGTATTAATAAGAGAATATATAAGATAGAATTAGACAAAAATGAGTTCGTGCTTAGAGATTGGAAAAATTTTGAAATAAAGGGGTTGACTTTTATCTAATTTGCGGTATAATATAGACAAAGGTAATAAGTGAGGTGAAAACAAAAATATGTCAACTTGGGTTGAAATGTCTTATAACAAATATAAAAGAGAACAAGATAAAGAATTGTTTAACATAGATAACTGTAAGTATAGTAGGGTTCATTTTTATGATTTCAAAGAAGATAATTATGAGGACGGATATAATCCTACTCTTGAGGAAATTACAAGAAAGGAAGTGAGGTGGTTACTTGAAGAATATTAATATTTTACAATTACAAGCAAAAGATGTTGTGTCTTGTGATTATAAAATCAAATCTTTGAAAAGATATAGCGCAACTTTTGATTATTCTTTGGAAAGCATAAAAATGGAAGAAGTTCATAGAAAAGTTTTTAGAAATAATAAATTTATTTTCAAAGACAAGAATAAAATTTATACAGATGATGTTATTTCTATTGCTTTTGATTATCGGCATGAGGTTTATTCTATTTTTGAATTGAGAGATAAACTTTACAAAGACGGCTTTTATTGCGAGGGTAGGCATTATGTAAGATACAAGCGGTCAAGTGGGAGTGCTCGAGTGGGTAAATGTTTGTTTATTCGTGAGGAATTGTATTCGCCGATGATGAGATGGTCTAATATGGGGCTTCCTTTTCAAGAAGATGGCGAGGTTGACTTAGCCTCTAAAGAAGCTTATATTTCTTTAACGACCTCAAGTATCATTGGAACGATTAACATTCAACCAGAGAACATTTTGTTGATTGATGATTATGATTCTGTATTTGAAAACAAAGTAATTAGAGTTGGCAGCAATGAGAACAATCAGCTATTTGCTGAAGAAAAAGATATTCAAGTAAGTAATTCAATTTGGGATGGTCAAAGTTTGTTAGATGAATCCTGTTTCCAAGGTGAGTATGAGGGAAAAGGGATGATTCTTTTAAGAAATCGTTTTTTCAAGTCATGTTGCTTTAATACAAATATTCAAAAGTTTTTTAAAGATAGCGATATTAAGAATGTTTCTCAATTAAATGGGAAAACGATTGCTCAAGATATTTCACAAATTAAGCTCATTACTACGCCTTCGAGTATTAAGTTTCTCAAGTTTGGTTCCTATGATGATTACTTAAAGAGATTAGACTCTACATTTGGTGTTGTAAAATACGATAAAGAGACGCACTTCATGGATGGGGAATTGGTTCAAACTCATTATCAACTGTTAAATACTTTAGAGTTTACACCAGAAGACATGGAAGAGTTTTTGAAAGATTCTTTTGATTACTTGAGAGCGTTAAAAAGAGACTTAGCAGTTTTCAGGTATCAACTCAAGATGAAAGTTGATTCCGAAGAAATTGCAGATTTGCAAACAATTAACGATTTTATTTATCAAATGTTGATGTTGAATGATGACATTAAGAAAACCTCAATGTTTTATAATTTCAAAAGAGAATTAATCAGAGCTTATGTGGCGAATATGAGGCGAGGACATATTCTAGTCAATGGTAATTATTCAACGATGATGGGAAATGGATATGAGATGTTGCTTGCAACTATTGGTAAATTTGATGGAACGGGCTTGATGAACGAAGATGAAGTTGTTAGTTTGCGCTTTGAGTCAGAGAAAGATTTGTTAGGAATTAGAAGCCCACACATCACAATGGGAAACATTTGGGTTATTAAAAATAAAATATATCAAGAATATTTAGAGTATTTTAATTTAACTAAGCAAATCATTTGTGTGAATGCCATTAATAGCAATCTACAGAATCGGTTAAATGGGTGCGACTATGATAGTGACAGTATTCTTGTAACGGATAATGAGATTCTTGTTAAAAAAGCAAAAGAGAATTATGATAAGTTTTTAGTGCCAACGGCTGATGTTCCGTCAAAAAAAGTGAAAAGATATAATAATTATTATCATAAATGTGATTTAGATGAGAAAACCTCTGTTAATAAAATTGGCGAGATTGTTAATTTTTCTCAAGTGTTGAACTCTTTGCTCTGGGAAAAGAAAAAAAGAGGCGAGGATTATACAGACGTTTACCATGATATTTGTTTACTAGCTGTCATGAGTGGCATAGAAATTGACAAAGCTAAGAAAGAGTATAGTATCAATAATGAGCGAGAACTTAGAAGATTAAAAACAAAGTATAAAAAAATAATTGACAAAAAACCAATGTTTTTTAGTTGTTTACCAAACCAATTTATTTTATTTGACACCGAAACAGTGGCTAAGGGTTATAGAAATTATGAAACTAGTATGGATTATCTTGAAGAGTCAATCACTAAAAATCAAAGAAAGATAAGAGCGCCTAGAGAACAAAAAATAAGCATTGGGGAATTGATAACCGATAAGGATTATTGTATTGATAGAAGAGAAAAAACACAAGCTAAGCGCGTCATGAAGGAATGTGAAATATTAAAAAACGAAAGTGACTTAGTATGGAGCAACCCTGATTTAACTTCTCAAGAAAAATATTTTCGGACGATTGAATTACAAGAAGAGTTTATAGAACGAATAAAAAAGCGTAATTTAACCAAGGGAAGTATTTATTATATTATTAATAACTTATCTACAAAAATACAAAGAAAAATGTTATTTACCCTCTATCAAACCAATCCACAAGAGGTTAAAAACATATTAATTCAAAAACGAAGCAAGGTTGAAATGGTTCAAAAAAATAGCGATGGAGACATTATTTTATATCAAAAAAGGTTCAAAAAATTACAATTTTAGGGTCAAATTTGTGCACTTTGAAGAGAGCCAATGCCGATTTTGACGATAAAATTACCGATATAAAATTTCAAAAGATAACGACTGCTATAGGAGAGAAAAGGAGACGCGGAATGAGAGAGTTAAAAAGAGATGAATTATTAACCATGATTTCTTTGAAATCGGGTGTTACAAAAAAAGATGCAGAAAAAGTTTTAAAGTCTTTAGGATTTATTGTATACAATTCTTTGATAAGGGGTTTTACGGTTAGGATTCCTGAAATCGGTAAATTCGAGTTAAGAGTCACTAAAGCGAGGACAGAAGAAAGGTTCTTTGAAAGAGCAGGGTTTAGAAAAGAAACTATGGTGTTAAAACCAAGACCTGAATATTGCCGCCCAGTGTTTAGTTTCGTGAATGGATTTAAAGAAAAAATTAAAACAGGAACAATGGGAAGATTAATAAAAGAAGAAACGGAAGTGGAAGATAATAATGGCTAGACCATTGAGAGAAAAGGAGTTATATAGAGCGATTACCAAGAATGCTAACAGTAATGATGTTAGACAAGGGGAAAAATATTATAAAGCTTTATTAGAAGTTGTGATTTCTGAGTTATCTACTGTGGGTGAGGTAACATTGCCAAAAATTGGTAAGCTTGTTACGCATAGAATAGGGGGAGAGGAAAAAACCTTTAGAAATCCTTTAACGGGTGAGGTTTTTACTAAATTCCAAGAGCCTGGGTATTCTATTAGTTTTCAATGCGCTAATCATGTGAAAGATATGGTCAATGGTAAAGCTAAAAAACCAATGGCTAAGCATGACCCACGTTATTTGAAGTTACAAAAAGATATGCAAAAATATAAAGATTTGCAAGCACAATCGAATATCTTGAGAATGTTGGACGGAATGCAACAAGAGGAACAGTCGCATGAGTAAAGAAAAAGAATCCTCTTATTTTTCCAAGATATTTCATTTAACAGAGAGTGTGCGCAAAGGTGGAATAACCTATGAAGAATATGCGTCTTTGTTGGAAAGCAATTATTCCATTGATACTCTGAGAAAATTTTCATATGTGTTTTCAGAAATTTTTTCAGATTTGGATGAAAAAAATGTAAATTGTTCTGATGAGCTAGAAGATATTAAAGAAGATATTATCAAAGAACGCCAAAAATTACAAATGGTTCGGGCTGATTATAATGCATTCATTCGTTATGATGCAAGAAAAGAATTGTTCAATGAAATGATTTTGAGCGCCATTGATAAGTTAAAGCCTGTTGATGTTCACAAACCTGTGTACAGTGCCAAGAAACCTGAAAAAACGGGTGTTTTGTTTATTTCTGATGAGCACTATGGGAAAGAATTTAAGCTACAAGGGCTTTGTCATGAAGTGGTTAATGAATATTCCCCTGAAATTTTCAAGCGTAGAATGTGGCATTTATCCTCTAAGTTAAACAATGATATTTTTGATTTTGGATATGAGAAACTTGTTATTTGTGATTTGGGAGATAATATCGAAGGTATTCTTAGAGCCACAAATACTTTGAGGAAATTAACAGTTGGTGTAGTTGATTCTATTATTGAGTATGCTGAGTTCATTGCTTTGTGGCTAAATGATTTGTCTAACACTTTAGAAGTTCCAATTGAATATCATTTAACTGGTGGAAATCATGATATTTTAAGATTATTAAATTCCAAACCTGACTTTGATGAAGAAAATGTTGGAAAATTAATTCAAAAGTATATCGAGTTAAGGCTTAAAGACAATAAAAACATTGTGGTAGCTGAATATTCTGATGTTTGTTATAATAATTTATACGGTATTAATATGCTATGTTACCATGGTACTGGAAAAGACTTAACAACAGAAATAGAATTTTTTGAAAATTATTATCAGATTGATGTAGATTTATTGGTGTGTGGGCATTTACACACAGAGAAAGAATTTGCCTTGGGCACTGGGTATTTAGGTAATAGACTTGGGATTGTATGTCCTTCTATTATGGGCCCAGATGATTTTAGCAAAAAGATTAGAAAGATTAGTATGCCTGGGGCTAAATTCATTTTATTTAGTGAAGATGGAATAGATTTAGAAAAAACTTATTATTTATAAAGAGACAATTTAGTGTCTCTTGGAATGGATGCTTGTGGATATGTGGATAACTTGTTGATAAGTATTTGTTTCAAGTGACACTAAATTTGTAAACGGAGATGGGAAAATGGCTAGACCAAAAATGAAGCTCTTGGACACATATTGTGTTTATTGTGGGCGCGAACATGCAGTTCAAGATTTTTATAAATCTCCAAACCCACATCATACAAGTGGCTATATACCCATTTGTAAAGATGGAGCTAAAAAGATTTTTGATGAATATTTGGTAAAAACGGGGGCTGTGGATTCTGCTCTTTGGTACACTTGTTCTGAGTTGGGGATTCCTTTTATTACCAAAGTTTATAGAGCAACACTTGAAAGAGTAGCAAACATGGGGCCTGGAAAAGATTATAATTATATAGGCATTTATATTACTTGCATGGGTATGGTTAAAACAAAAGTAGATAAATGGAATACTTTTTTAAGCACTGACGCGCCTTTAGATCAAATCTCTAGGGTGCCTAAAACTGAGGAGTTTATGAATCGAGAGGGCCAACGGTTAGAGCTTGATTGGGGTAAGCAGGATGTAGAAGATTACAAGTTTTTAGAGTATAGATGGGATATTTATATGGCTAAATTCGTGGACACTGAATTGCCCCCATCTCAAGAAGCTTTATATCGTCAGCTTTGTTTGGTAGAATTACGGAAACGGAAAAAGGAAGAACAAGGCGAATTAACTGACAAAGAACAAACGATGATGTTAAATTTGATGAAAGTTCTTAAAATAGATAATTTTTCTAATACGGATGAAAAGACTTTAGTGGAATCTATGTTAGAAAGACAGACATGGGAAATAGAAAATACCGAACCCGCTGAAGTTGTTGACCGAGAAAAGTATAGAGATTATTGTGATATTGAAAAGAAATGGGGCAAAAACATTCTTAGAGCTTTGAAGAATCTAATAGCAAATAGTAGGGAATATCCCGCTATTACTGAAATGGATGATGAAAGCTAATGAAGATAGAGGAAATTATAAGAGAGAGAGTTCAGAAAGAGCAAAGAAAGCCAAAAGTATTGAGCTCTGAGGATAAAAAAGAAAATATTATTAAATGGACAACTTTTTATAGAAGGAACATGAATATCTATGCAGAAAGACGTTTGGGAATTAGATTATATCCATTTCAACATGTGATGATTTATCTAATGAGCATAAGCCAAACGTTTTTTGCTATATGTACTCGCGGTTTGTCAAAGAGTTTTATTGTGGGTTTGTTTGCTGTTTGTAAATGTATGTTATTCCCATATAGTGAAGTGGTAATTACTGCAACAACAATAGCTCAAGGCTCTGTTATGGTAAAAAGTAAGATAGAGAATGAAATTGTTAAAAAGCTTTCGCCTTTGTTGTTGTATTTATATAATAAGCAACAAATAAGATTTTCTTACAATGACAATGAGATAAAAGTTGATTTTGTTTTCAATGGTTCTATGATAAGAGTGTTGCCAAGTGGCGATCAATCGCGTGGTTATCGTGCTACTGTTCTTATATATGAAGAATGTCGTTTGTTGAAAAAGAATGTGGTTGACTCTATTTTTATGCCAATGTCTCATCCAAGACAGGCTAAGTTTTTAACTAAAGAAGAGTATGCTGGAAATAAGCGTTGGCAAGAAGAAACGAGTTCTATTTATATAACATCGGCCCGAATGAAGTCTGAATGGTTTTGGACAACATTTAAAGAGGTTGTGCAAAAATGTTATAAAAGCAAGAGGGTTGTGGAAAACTTTTTTGCAGCAGATATATATACAGCAATTGAGTATGGCTTAAAAACAAAGTCAGATTTTGAGAAATCTAAATCTCAGATGAGCGAACTTGATTTTAGAATGGAAATATTGAACGAAATGATAGGCGAAGCAGAGAACGCCTTTTTTAGTTTGGAGATGTTTCGTAATAATCAGATTCTTAAAGTTCCTTTCGTCCCTCCTGATGTGCGAGATGTATTAGGTGGTGAAAATGAGTTTGTTAAAGAAAAAGCTTTAAATGAGTATAGATTGCTTTTTATTGACTTTGCTTTTGCCAATACAACAACAAACCAAGAGAACGATAATAGTATTCTTGGGTGCATGTCTTTGTTTTATAAAAACAAAAAGGTTTATAGAAATATTGATTATATTACAACGCACCCAGCTAGTGATAGCCCAGGGATGGAGAAAAAGATTAGAGAATTTTATTGGGATTACAATGCTGACTTTATCGTGATGGATTAATTGAGGTTCCTTTTTATGGCAACATAAATCGAATAACGCATTTAACTGCTGGGATACCCTTAGAGATTTATAAACTACAACGTGACAGTGAAATAATGTGAGCGTGAATGTTGAAAATTATAAATATTGGGCAATCAGCAACCAAGCTCCGAATAGGAGAAGGCTCAACGACTATCGAAAATTCTATATAGAAGAAGTAGAGTACATCATAAGCGATTGATGATGGAAACGGTGCGCTTTATTTTTTAATAAAGAAGATATAGTCTAACCTTATGTGAAAGCATAAGAAAAAGTGTAGCGAGCTTTTGCAATTTTCGCTTCGTAACGGTGGAGAAGTTTTGTATAATAATTTAACTAATCTATATAATCATCCAGAGAGAGGCAATGCTTGGAACCCCCATGGATTTACAGTGTCGGATGAGATAGGGATACATGTCGTTCCTGATACTAAATTAGCGGATTTAAGAAGTCGTGCGATAGATAGAGAGGCTATTCCTGCTATTGTACCTATTGTTGGTACGGCAGATTTGAATAGTATGATGTGGATAGATTTGCAGTTGCGTTTAAGAAACAGGGAAATTAGATTTCTTGTGGATGAAATGGAATATCAGCAAATATTGGAAGAGAGTACAAGATATTACAAAATGACTTCTGAACAACGTATTTTGGAGAGACTTCCGTATATTCAGACACTGTTGCTGGTAAATGAGGCTATTAACTTATCTCCAACATGGAGAGATGGTAAAGTTAAATTGTCTGAACCAAGAAGTGGGGTAAAAGATAGGATTGTTGCATGCTCATATGGTAACTGGGTAGGCACATTATTAGAAAACAAGCTTTCAAAAGAAGATAATCAAGTAGAAATGGATATTTCTCAATATCAACTAGTATTTTAAACAAGAAAGGAAGTGAGAAGGAATGGCTAATGAAAATCAACCATTAACACAAGAACAAGTATATGATGTGCTTCAAATGGCTCATTATATGTATGGGGTTGGGTCTATGTATGGGATTCAGGGTGCATATACGCCTGAATTATCTAATCAGGTTTTGTTAAATCTGAATAACAATGCTTTAAGACCCACTTATAAAAAGATATTAACGGCTTTGGCAAATTATAAAGAACAACAACATGAACTCCAAGCTTTTAGTGAGTTTATGGAAAAGTTTGATATGATTTATGCGAGAGCGGTTGAGTATTATTCAAACTTACTTGCTTTTGACTTGCGCTATTCTTGTATAAATGCTAGTGAAAAAGATTATGAAGATGGCAGTTTTGATAGAGCAAAGAGTTATGTTAATAAATTTTTAACTAATTTTAATTATAAATCAGAATTTCAAAAAATAACAAAAGATGTTTTGCGCCATGAGACATGTTATGTGTGGTTTAGAGAGGATTTAGCGACAGGGGATAAAAATCCAAAGTTTGCAATTCAGCTCTTACCACAAGATAGGTGCAAATTAACTCGTTATTGGGAAAACGGTTTATTGTTTGATTTTGATATGACTTATTTCTTAATGCCAGGTGTGGATATTAATGGGTATGCACCTGTGTTTAAGAAATATTTCAACATGGCTTTTATAGATGATACTTTTCAAAATTATATTCCTTCTAATCAATTCAATAAAGTTGGAAATTTTGCTTATTGGACGCAAACCACACCTCAAGAGGGTGCGTGGGTATTCAAAAGAGATATGTCCAACTTTGCTGAGGTGCCGTTTTTGGCTCCATTCTTAAAAAATGTGATTAGGAATGACGAGATTCAGAAGTTGCAATATGATAAAGATTTTCAGAGTGCTTATGCTATTTTAGCTGGCGAAATGAGAATGTTTGATAATGCTAAGTCTGGGACTCAAAAAGACCAGTTCTCTGTTGACCCTGCTACTTTGGGTAAGTTATTGTCTTTGGTTAAATCGGGTTTAAACAATAATGTCAAGTTAGCTGCAATGCCGGTTGAAAAGCTTTCTTGGTTGCAATATAAGGATGAAAATCCTGATATGGTGAGCACTTATTATAAGAGTTCTGTTGCTCCTGCGGCTTCTGCGAGTCGTTTAATTTATTCTACTGACAAAATGAGCAACTTAGAAATTGAAAATGCTTTAATGTCGGATTATCAAGTGGTTGCTAAACTTTATTTGCAGTTTAACACATTTTTAAATTATTATGTCAATCGTTATTTGGCCTCTAAAAGAATTAAATTGCGGTTTGATTTTTGTTTTGAAGGCAGTATATTTCCATTTGAAAGAGAAAAACGACAGAAACAGATTATGGACTTGGCTGAAAGAGGTATCACTTTGAGTCCCCCTGCTTTTGCCAGTGCTTTTGGATATACGCCTATGGAATTTGATAATATGCTTACAGAATCTTATTACAGCGATAAATGGAAGCAGATTACACCTCTTGTTTCTATTCATACTATTGGCCAATCTAAAGGTGGTCGCCCTCAAGTAGATGATGGGGTATTAACTCCTTCGGGTGAGGCAAACCGTAATAGCTAAGGTGGTGATTTCATGTTAATTTCTAAAGAAACCAGTGAAGCGCTGGATTTATTGTATGGACAATTCTTTGATTTGAATGCGACTCTTGATGTAGTTGCGTCTACTTTACAGAATACTTTTTCTATGCCACAAGCAGCAGATATTGTTCATTATAAAATCAGTCATTTAATGCCTTTGTTAGCAGATAAGATTAGTGAAATTAAGGACAATTACAATATGCGCTCTATTCGTCCTGCCGTTCATGAAGATAAAAGAGAATATGGCGATTTACAAGTGATGTTCCAAACCGTTTTAGATGAGTTTGAGAGCACTTATAAAATGATTGTTAGTGTTCAGGAAATTGCTATTAAGTCTGGGGATAAAAATGTATTAGATGATTTGCAGCATTTTATGAGATTGTTTAATAAAGTAATGGGACAAATTTATACTTTAAGAGACAAAGCAGAGCAAATGCCTAGAGATTTTGATACTTATGATGCACATATTAATAGATGGGGTATTGTTGGTTTAGATTTAGAAAAGGAACGTGATATTTGATGATTAGAGGCGTTCCTAAAAATCTTAATGATTATATTGCTATTACTGATATGGAAATTGCTTTTGCTTTACAGCAACAAGGTTATCTTCCTTCTTATGGTGACTTAAAATGTTTGTATTTTGAGAAAACATCAGAAGTTCAAGATATATTAAATAGATTTTGGAAAGGACTAGTTGTTAAGTAGTCAAAAACATAGAAATATGTATTCAAACATAGACAAGAGTGGACACATGGAGTCTCTTGTCTATGGCTTAACAGTAGGTTTCGAGCCTAAGTGACTGCTACTATCGAAAGATATGTTGCAGATACGAACTATATTAAGTAGTAAGGTAAAGACACACCTTTAGATGTAATCTTCAGTCTGAAGCTCTGTGAGTGCAAACCAAGAAACAATGCTAATGTCCTGCATTGATAACAGGGAAACACATGTTCTCTACTCGATATTGGCACGAAGAAAAATTCTCCGAAAGGAAGGTGTCAGAAATGACAAGTTATGCTTTTGTATTGGATGCTAATGGCAAACAATTAGCACCAACAAAAGAACAAAAGGCTTGGTTTCTTATTCGCAAGAAACGAGCAACATTGGTTAGTAAATATCCAATGGTAATACAACTTAAAAAGAAAATTCCAGACAAAGAAATCTATAAAGATGAAATTCGTTGTGGAATAGATGATGGAGGTCTTCATGTAGGTATTGCATTAGTACAGAAATGTCAGACACGAAACAAAGTGGTTTTTAAAGGAACCATTGAACAGCGTAACGATGTAAAACATCTTATGGACGTTAGATGTGGATATAGGCGTTATCACCGTTATCACAAGAGATATAGACCAGCAAGATTTAATAACCGAAGTTCTTCTAAACGTGAGGGACGAATTGCACCAAGTGTTTTACAAAAACGGCAAGCAATAATAAGAGTTATCAATCGACTTAACAAGTGGATAAATATAACGAATTATTGGCTGGAAGATGTTGCTATTGACATAAGAGCATTGACAGATGGTCATAGACCATATTGGTGGCAATATCAAAAATCTAATAGATTGGATGAGAATATTCGCAAAGCTACAATTTTACGAGACGGCCGCAAATGTATGGAGTGTGGAAAATCTAATTGTAGATTAGAAGTTCATCACATTAAACCAAGAAGATTGAAAGGTTCAAGCACGCTTGGTAATCTTATTACATTATGCACAAAATGTCATCAGAAAACAAAAGGTGTAGAAGAATTATATATGGACAAATACTTTGCTTTGTTAAATTCTTCTGATAATAAGAATCTTGACTACGCGCAACATGTAATGATAGGTAAGAAGTGGCTGAGAAAACAGTTGTCAAATTTAGGGCTGTTGTATTTGACCAGTGGTGGTGATACAGCTAATAAGCGTATTGACTGGGATATTACAAAATCACATTCTAATGATGCTGTGTGTATTACAGACTTGCGGCCAGACACATGTGAAATTAAAGAATGGATTATCAAGCCTATGCGAAGACAAAGTAAGGCTAAGACAGACAATGTTTTTGGAATTAAACACAGAGATTTGGTTGAGTATACTTTTGGAAATGGCGAAACTCACAGGGGATATGTAACGGCTTTATATCCAGAACAAAACGCTCTTAATTTTCAAAGTCTGACTAAACATTGTAAGAAAGTTAATGCAAGGAAATGTAAAGTGCTTTGGAAATATTCTAAGATTTACTGGTTAGATAATGTGGTTTAAGCACATTTGTCTATATTTAAATACAAATAATAATGATTTTAATGAAAGGAGGGGAGTGTAGTTGAATAAAAAGTTACAATCTTTTTCTATCCAAGTCATTGATAAATATAGCGGTGATGATAATTCTGAGAATGCAATTATTAGATTGAAATTTTTAAGTGATGGAATTAATTCACATCATCTTGTTATTCCTTTGGAAGTATTAAAAGAATATGCACCGACAATTTTAGGAAAGTATATTGTTGCGAGATATGATAGATTCAGAGAAGATGTAAGAGGGCACGAAGTAGATGAAGCTATTGTTGGGTATATTCCACCTAATGCAACTATAAGTTATGAAGAAACAGCAAATGGAACCTTTGCAGTTGTAGACGGTGTAATTTCTAAATTATATGCTAATGATGTTTATGAAATGTATAAAAACAATGGTAATGAAAGAGCTATTAGTGTTGAGTTTATTGTTCATCACGAAGATGAAGATGATAGCAAGCCTGTATCAAGCTTTAATATTGTTGGTGTAACATTACTTGGAAAAGATATTCAACCTAGTTGTAAGTTAGCTACATCTTCTATTGTGAAATTTAGTGTGGAACAAGCAGCTAGAGATTATATGAAATATCAGAAATTGCATGAATTAATTGATTTCGCTAATAATAGGAGAAAGTTAATGGAAGGTAAGATTTACAAAGTAGACAAATCTAAAGAGTCTATTTCTGAAACCCCGTGGGGTGATGTGGACAAAATAGATTTGAGAGATAAAATTATGGAAGCTTCAAACAGGTCTAGTTTGGTTAAAGATGTATATATGGTTGTTGAGGATGGATGGGAAGAAGCGCCCTCCGAAAAACTTAAATATCCTGTTATGCAATTAAAAGGTGATACTTTAGTTTACAATCGCGGTGGGTTAGCAAGCGCATTGGGTTATGCTAGGGCCACTGATGAAAAAGAAGTTGTAAAAAAAGTAGAAGCTATTTATAAAAAATTAGATTTGGATGATGAGAAAGAGGAGGCGAAAGATATGGAAAAAGCTAAGAAACTAGCTATCGAAGGACGCGAAGCCTGGGGTGAGGTTATTAAGAAAGTTCAAGAGCATGAAGGCAAAGGCGTATATGTAGATAGTATTGAAAAAGACCATATCATTTTCACAAAAGATGGTGAACGTTATCGTGTAGAAGCCGATGTAGAAGTTGGCAAAGACGATAAGAAGGTAGACGCTAAAATTAAGTGGGATACTGTGAAGAAAGACAAAGTACAGAAGATGGAAGAAATTAAAGAAGAGTGCGAAGAAGAAAAAGAAGAAATGTCTATCGAAAAAGCCAAAGAAATGATTGAGCAACTAGAGACAGAATTAAAAGAAAAGAAAAACATCATTATGGATATGGAAGAAGAGAATAAAGCTCTTAAAGAGTTCCGTAAAGGTGTTATGGAAAAAGAAAAGTTGGCTTGTATCGAAAACACCTTAGAAGAAATGAAAGATGTTATTCCTGCGGAAGCATTGGAAGAATATCGTAAAGCTGGTATGGCATGTGACCCAAGAGATATGGACGGTTGGTCAAACATGGTTAAGGCTAAAGCTTTTGAAGTTGTTAAAGAAAAACCGGCTAAAATGAAAAAGAAAGAAGATATTATGAGTTTTTCAGCTCCCGTTTCTGCACCTAGCAGTACAGGCGTATGGGGAAGACTTTAATATAAATTAAGAAAAAAGGAGAATTTATTATGGCAGATAAAACACATGGCGTTATTAATACAATGCACTGCACCTGCATGAACGTGGACGCATATAAAGCTGTTGGCGTAGCAAATACCGACCTTGACAATGGCGTTGCGGTGGTGTTGGGTGCAATCAACAAAGACACCAATCAGAACATTGAGGGCTTTGAATTTACGGTAACTCCTGCAACCGCAGTTTCTTATGGTGTTTGGGTTGTAAGGACACCCGAAGTAGGTTCTACTTTAGAAATGAATCTATTAGATGACCCTCGTACTTTCTACAACAAAGCGGGTCAGCCGTTGTCTCTTTGCTTTATGAATCCTGGGGTAGACTGCATTGAAGTAGATGGCAATTGTTTTGTTGCTGGTTCCGCACCGACCGACCAGCCAACTTATAACTTTGTAACCATCGGAACTGGTGGTAAGTTTGCTATTGCTCAAACGGCTCCCGCTGCTGGTGCTTATTTTTCTATTGTAGGTAAACATTTCTTTGATATTGGCGGAGAAATTGTACCGAGTTATGTTCTGCGCTGTGAGAAGAACTTTGAAGATGTAAAGGGGGCTTAACCAATAATGAAGATGTTTTCTGATGAAATTTTGACATTTGCTAATGGCGATGTAGATTATTTTGTAGCATTCAAAGACTACTACAATCATTATAACAAGGTCAATATGTCCCGTTCCCTCGGTGAATTTGACCAAGGTGTAAGTTTAGATGAGAAAGCTGATAAAATTTCCAAAGCTTTCTTCCGTGAAGTAGAAAAACGTGCAGGATTAGAACGGACAGAACTAAATAAAGAGTCTTGGGCTTCTAATCCTAATGTTGGCTGGGTAAATTAATCGCCCTTGTTATACCGTGAGGTGTAACAACTCCTTGTTAATTGCTTTTAATCCCTAAAGCCCACATACCTAAACAGTAGTTAGAAATGACAAGCTGAAATGGTTGTGAAAACAGAAAAAAGTTGTGGGATATTCATAAGGTTAAATCCTAAGTGAATGTAAATGGGTATTTAGCAGAGAAACTCCTAAGTGTGCTTACATATGGAGAACTTCCAACGACTATGTTCTTGAGGAACAGTAAAACCCAAAGCTTATGTGGGAAGAAAAATAAGGCTCTTGTATTATTATATAACACATAGTAATATACAAGAAGGAGATATAGTCTGAACTTATGTGAAAGCATAAGAGGTCTGCTTTGGTAGCGAGTAAGACTGCATAAAACTTGCGATTTTATGTGAACATTATTGCGGCACTAGCAGTTATTGATGCAACTATCAATGCTGTATTACCAGCTACTATCAATCCAAGTATTGGCCTGTATACCGATCTTCGTTATGTTGGATATGGTGATTTGGTCAACTTCAAAATTAAACCCAAAACTCTATATACTGTAAGCAAAGGCGCTCATGGTGAAAGAGTTACCTTCCGTCAGAAGAAATATGATGGCAACTTACAGTTAATGCCAATTGAACATATTATCACAACTTATGTTGATATGTATAAAGTTCTTGCTGGTAAAGAAGATTTAGCTGAATTTGTACGTTTGGTTGTATATTCTATTGAAACTGAAATGACAAAAGAAGCTACAAATGCTCTAACCACTGGCATGACTGCTAGCACTTATCCGACTCAGCTAAATGTATCTGGTGCTTTCTCAGCTGAAACCCTGGTAACGCTGGCTGAAACTGTTGAAGCATACAATTTTGGCGCTCGTCCAATTATCGCTGGAACAGCTACTGCTCTAATGAAAGTGCCTACCGATGCTAGCTTGAATCTTCGTGGTATTTTTGACGCTGAAGGTGGTCGTATTGGTCTAGTTAAAGACTTCTATGGTTATGATTTACTACGTTTACCGCAGGTGGCCACTGGTAATTATAGTAATTTTGGTCTAGCCCTAGACCCAGATACGCTCTATATTATTAGTCCTGCTATGGATAAACTAGTTAAAGGTGCTGTATCTACTTCTCTGACGAACTCTAATCAGTTCTATGATAACGCAGATATTACGCAGAACTTTACAATGCGTAAAGACTTTGATTTTGCTTTCGCGTCTGGCGCATACGGCGGTATCTACAAAATCACTGACTAACAAAATTTTATATAGGAGAGGGAAAAATCTCTCTCCTATATATTTATATGGAAAGAAAGGAATATAAGGAATGGCAAGCGAAGAAATTAAAAATACTCAAAAGGCAACAAAACCAAAATCCATGGCTAATAAACAAGCGACAAAAAAAGCAGATGAGTCTGCCGCATTAAAAAAAGAGATTGAAGAACTCAAAGAACAGCTAAAATCTCAAATGGATTTAATCACGCAGTTAAACGCTCAAAAAGCAGTTGTTTTAGAATCCAAGCAGAGTAAGGTTGTTGAAAAGAATATTCCCTTTGTTAATTTAACTTGTGGCACATTAAATCTTAAGGGTCATAGGATTTATGAATTAAAAGGGCAGTTTGCGCGTAGAAGTTTTCCTGAAAAAGAAGCGCGAGAAATTGTGAACAACTCTCATAACGCTATTACAAAAGGTTTGGTATACATTGCGGACGCTGATTTTGTTGAAGAAAATGATTTGTCTTATATGTATGAAGAAATTTTGTCTGACTCTGAATTAAGAGATTTGTTGAAACATGATATTACTTATGTTTTAGAAGTGTATAAGAGTGCGCCTATTGACCAAAAGAGAATTATTTCTGATATGGTTGCAAACAAAGTAATGAACAAAGAAAGTGTAGATGCTAATATTTTAATTCAGTTGGGACAATTAACCGGGATTAATTATATGGATTTGGAACCTCTTGATGTAGAAGGTGATTAATGGATGGGAACCACTTTTGACGAAATTATAGATTTGGCCTTGGTTATAATTCGAGATTATAAAATTGATTGGATTTATCAAAAAGACATGTCTATTTTTCAAGAATATATGGATGGTTTTTTGATAAGAGCTATTTATGATTTTCATGATTGTTTGAAATCTTTGGATTATGATGGTGAGTCTCGTTCATTTCTCTTGACTTTGGCAAATTCAGAAAAAGTAATACTGTCTGATTATTTGGTTTATGAATGGTTTAAGAGCTTAACAAATGATACAAGATATGTAAATTTACATTTGAATGATTCTGATTTTAAGCATTATGCAGAGAGCAATAATCTTAAAGAGAAAAGTGAATATTTAGATAGACTTAAAGAAAAGATTTCTAAAGATGTTACAGAATATAAGTTTGACCACTTAGAAGAGCTTCCTTATTATAGTGGTTTGGTATGAAATAAGGAGAGAAAAGATGGACAAACGAATTAAAGAGAGAATTATTGCGAGTCTTTATAAAATTCTTCCATTATACGAAGAACACCCAGAAAATTCTTATATGGATTATTTAGAAACGTTGATACCCATTTTTAAAGGGTATGTTAAAATGGATTTAGTGGACGTGGAGGTATTGGGTAGTATAGTGGGGCTTTATGAAAGTGGATTAGAGATTCAACATAAGATGGTAAAGAGAATTGTAATGAGAGCAATTCATTCTGTGAATGAAAGAGGACAAGAAAACAATGAGTTTGAGGTTTTATAACAATTATATTAGTGAAATTGCTGTAAATCCAAACCATAAATATAGAGAAGATTTACAATCTCTTATAGACGCTCAATGGGAAAACACTACAACGGTTTATAAAATCAAAGAGGAGACACCTTTTAGAGATTTTAAGTTTTGCGAGATAGAGGCACGTCTAAATCATGTAATTGATGAAGTTACTACGGGACGCAAGAGTGGGGACGATTTTAAAAAGATTATTTTTCGTAGCCTAGAGCACATAACGCAAGAGGGACGATATTATAATTTTGATAATAATTATTGGATAACAACTTTTAATGATGAATATAATTCAGTTGTGAAATCTATTATTGTTAGACGTTGTAATAATTTTGCTAAATATGTTTCTCCTACTAGCGGTGCTATTATCTCTATTCCTTGTGTTTTGGATTATACGGCTTCTTCGCCAAGCCCTCAAGTTTCTGGTGATATTATTACTCCTAATAATCATGTTGTAATGATTATTCAGGGAAATGAAAAAACTATTCAATGGAAAGTAAATCAGAGGTTTTTGTTTAATCAGCGTCCTTATAAAATAACTGGGTATAACAATTATATGCAGAATAATTATGTGGATAAAGACACTCCTTTGTTATACTTTGATTTGTTTTTAGATGAAATTCATCCTGACGATGATTTAGAGAATAATGTAGCCAGTTCTTTACAATATGTATATACAATAAATTTATTGGATAATAACTTTGAGCAGATAAAAGGATATAAAGGTAGTTTACAGGCAGAGGTAAAGTGCAATGGCGAAATCGTAGATAGAGATTTAGTATGGTGTTCTTTGGATAGTAATTCTACAATAGACGAAGAGGGTAATTTTGAACTAACGGGTGATATTGGCACCGTTACACAAATTAAGGTTACCTTGAAAGAAAACCCATTGGTGAGTGATACTATTGATATTAGTATAGTAGATGAAGTGACTAAACAATATTCTATTGTAGTGGTTCCAGACATTGTTCAAATTAAGCAAAACGAAACAAAAGATTTTTCTGTTGTGGTTTGTTTAAACGGTGAAAAAACAGAAAATAAAGTAAGTGTAACATTAAGTGGTGCTACTGATAATTATTATCGTTTTATAGAAAATGGTAACAATCAATATACTTTACAATGTTTATATCCGAGTACGACTCCTTTGGATATAACATTTTCGTTTGCTGATGTTGTTTTAAAGAAACAAATTAAATTATTACCTTTGTTTTAAGGGAGGGTAACGAATGAGTGAGTGTTTATCGCCTACGGGTTCTTTTAATCAATTTTCCTCCCTTCCTTCTATTCCTTATGCTATTATTGAAAAATTAATGGAAAATGAAAACATATGGAAAATATTAAAATATCCTACTTATGATTGTTTATCCAAGAAAGATTTAACCTTGTCTGAAAAATCAGACATGATATGGAAGAATCAAGAGAATCAAGTAGATTATAATGTGTTTTTAACTCCATTGGTTGAAGATATGATATATGAATCCACAACGATTTTGAAATGTTATAGGTATTATAGCGTGCCTATGAATCAATTAAGAGCTGTGGTGACTTATGAAATAGATGTTTTATATGGGGGGAAGATAAGTTTAATTGAGTATAACGGAATACCTTGCAATCGGTCTGATGTTATGGAAATGGAAATTATGAAAACATTAAATGGCGCAGATGTTGGTGGTATAGGTTATTTTCAATTTAACAGAGAACTTTCTTCTTTCAGTCAATCGCGTATGGTTTTGGGAAACGATAAAACGTTTACAGGAACAGCTATTGTAATGGCTACGAATTTGAGTAACATTAAAGAGGACACTTGTTGTGGATAAAAAGCGGATAGATGAGCTAATTGAACAATATGTTCCTTTTGATGAACCAATTCCATACATAACAAAAGCAAAAAAAACGATATATATTTATCCAGTATTGTTGAAGAATATAAAAGAATTTGAAAGAGGTCAAGGCATGTTGCATATAGACAAAAATGCGACAGCTAGTGTTGAGATTATTCAAATGTCCTACTTGAAATATTTATATTCTCTTTTTTTGACTTTTGCTACTAATGGCGAATTTTCATTGTTAATGTCTTTTCAAGAAATATTGAAAATATGTTTGCATTTTGATGTGCCCACGCAAAAGTTAATTAACTTTTTTTCTTTAGATGTTCCTGGAGCCGTTTGGCGCAGGAATAAAAAGAATGATATTTATTTAGATATAGACGGAACTATAATAACTTCAAAAGATTTTGATGATATTAAAAGAATTATTTTATATCAAAATATTGAAGATTATGATGATCGCATTGTGAATAATGATGTAAAAGAATTGTATGAAGATTATATGCGATTAAAAAACAAAAATGCAATACAGGTTCCATTAGAAAAGAAAATTTTAGCAGTTATGAGTGAAACGGGATATAAGAAACAGGAAGTGTTTAATTTAACTATTCGCGATTTTTATGGATTGTTTGCTATAACTGTGGATAAAATTGATTATCAAATAAAAGAAAATGCGAGGATTCAAGGGGCTAAGTTTAAAGCACCGCCCGAGCATTGGATTATAAAAGAAAAGAAAGACAAATACGCTGAAATCTTTATAGGGGCTAAAGAGTTCACTGATAAAATTTCAGGTATGTCAATCCAAGGATAATAATGATTTTAATAGGAGGAAATATTCATGGCAAAATATATTTTGGCTGGTGTAGGTAACATTGACCTTTACAACCAAGGTGATTTGATTGCTAGTTCTAAAACTTTAACAGAAAATAGTATTTCTGTGGAAGTAACTGGCGAAGATGTTCGTGGTGGTCAGTCCAACCCGCTATTGGGGCGCTATTTTCACGATTCTTCTTTTACACTAACTTTAACAGATGCTTTGTTTAGCTTGGAATATTTGGCACTAAACGTAGGCGGTACTATTGAAATTGGTGGCAATATTCTAACAACGGAAGAAGTAACCATTGAAACAGAAAACACGATTACTGTAAGCGGTACTCCTGCTGAACTGTTTAACTGGGGCGTTGTTGGTTATTATCGTATTGCTGGTGAAAATGATTGGCAGAAGATTACATTTACTGGTAAGAATGCTACTGCTACTAATCTACCAGTGGGCACTGTGGTTTGTGTAAAATACAATACTCAGAACTCTGGTATGCGTCAGTTCGTAGTGCCTTCTAACATGATTCCAGCTGAATGTACTGCTATCTTGACCATGGGTCTATTCAAAGCTGACAACGAAACTAAAGTAATTGACTCTTCTTCTCGTGTAGGTTCTCTGGTTATTGAAATTCCTCGCTACCAACTTGCGGGTAGTCAGGAATTATCTTTGACCTCTGATGGTGTTGCTACTTCTGACCTAACCGGTTCTGCATTGGCTGTTTACACTGGCACAAGTTGTGAAGATAATGGTTATTATGCTATTATCAAAGAAGTTATCAGTGGCGCTAAATGGACTGATGGTTTGAAGGCTCTAGCGGTTGCTAACGGTGGCGAAATCAGTATTGCTCAGGGTGGAACGGAAACACTACAGGTTTATGCCGTATATGGTGGCATTGTGGCAAGTTCTATTGTAGACAACACCAACCTGACCTTCACACCTGACAATGAAACTTATTTCACTGTTGATAATACTGGCAAGATTACCGCTAAGTCTACTGCTGGTAAAGCTAACCTTAAGATTGTTGCCACAGATAAACCCGAAGTTGAGGCCGTTGTTTCGGTGGAAGTAGAATAATTTTTAATGTGGGGGCATAAGCTCCCACAAATACATATTAAGAGAGTGATTGTATGTGTCCTTATGTTTATTATAAAGATGAAAATGGTAGATTGTATTTATTTTGCAAAAAGTCTAATGACATTTGTCCATTTTCAAGATTTTGTAGAACTCAAAACAAAGTGATTCCAACTAATTCACAAGATAATTGTACGCTAAGGACAAAAAAAGAAATACCTGAAGGATATTGCAATGTTCGCTTTGAGAAAAAGGGGAAGTTGTACGTTGATTATGAAAATAGGGTTATTGCTGTGGCGAACCCTTATGATATTGTCCCTGATTATGTTAAAATAGGTATAAGACGTAAAAGCGGAGAGTTTTATGTAAAAAAGGAAAAATTATAAAATGTTGATTAAGAGGCGAGGTATTTATTTAGCTGACTTAGGGAAAAGAGTGGGGAGTATACAGTTTGGTGTGCGCCCAGTTTTAATAGTGGGTAATAATTATAGTTGTCACTATAGCACGGTGTTCTTGTGTGTCCCTTTAACAAGCAAACAAAAGACATGGCTTCCGACTCATTATAGTTTAGAGGTTAATAAATATCCTTTTTTGTGGAAGGAATCTAATACAATTTTAACAGAACAAATAATGCCAGTGGAAGAAAGACAATTATTACAGTATTTAGGAGAGATAGAGCCGAAAGATATGATAAGAATTGAATACAGAATGAAGAAAGCACTAGGCATTTTTGATAATAAATATAAAAAGGGGAGGGGAAGAGGATGGATGGGATTACAGATATAAAAAACGATTATCGAAATTTGGAAAAGAGATTGGGGAAAGCCGAGACAAGTTTAGCGAAAACAGAGGTTCAAATAACAAATCTAACAACAATGGTAAAAAACAACAATAATATGTTGAGCGAATTAAATAAAACAATGATGAAAACTAATTATTTGTTGGAACAAAATATAAAAGACGTAGAGCATAACCGAGAAGTAGTTAAAAAAATGGAAGAGAATTTAATGAGGATAGAGAATGAAGTAGAAGAAGTGGATGAAAAGGGTAAATTTGATATTTTGGGATTTTTGAAAAAGAATTTTATTACCATTGTGTTGTTTGGGGCTTTTGTTTTCTACTATGTAAAGAGTGTATCAACACTTTAAAAGGACTAGTTGTTAAGTAATAATAATTTTAACAGGAGGCTATGTTATGGGAAGTTTTAATGATGTTATTATGACTGCGCTACAAACAATTATTACTGTTACGGTTCCATTGGTGTCTGCTTTGATTGTTTATGGGGTCAAGAAAGCAACAAATTGGCTAAAGAGTAAGACTGAAAATGAAACGGTGGATACATATTTAAGTCGTGCTTATTCTATGCTAGAAGATATTGTTGTAACAACTTCTGAAACCTATGTTAAATCTTTAAAAGCTGATGGTAAGTTTGATATTGAAGAACAACAACAGGCTTTTGAGATTACCAAAAATGCGTTTGAACAGATTGCAAGCACTGAAATTAAAAATGCTATTAAATCAACCGTAGCAGACTATGATGCTTGGGTAAGAAATACAGTAGAGGCTATTATTGCCAATACGAAATAAAGGTATTGACATTTAAACAGAAAATTAGTATAATGTCAATATAAACAGCGGGATTTTCCCGCATTACATATGATGGAAGTGAAACGCATGGGAAAAAAGGTAAGAAAAATTGCAGAACTAAAACGTCCTGCGAATATTTATTTAGAGGATTTGGAAATAGAGATTATTCCTTTTTTGACTTGGGAAGTTATTAAGTATATTGGTGATGTTTTAATTCAATTAGATGATACTTATGACGTGAGAGAGGTTTCCAAACACGCTTTAATTTTAAAATTCTGTACCGATTTAACAGATGATGAGATTTCAGGGTTGGATTTTGAAACCATTTGGGCAAATGGATATATTGATGAGATTGAGTCCCATATTCGCAACATTGATAAGATTGATGAATATATTGAACATGAAACCAATCCCAATAAGGAAGTGTGCAAGTTGTTGAAAGAATTAGAAAAGCTTATTGAGAGTGGTAAAAAAGTAAATTGGAAAAAGGTTCTTAAACAGGCAGAAAAAGCTAGTAAGATGAATTTATCTGACGAGTTATTAAAGAAGGAATAATTATGCCTGCGAATAATCCTACTGAGTTTTACAATTTATTTCGGATTCCTGTTCAAAAAGCCGTTCAATATGTTATGGATAAAATGTTGGAAGAATATAAAATGGAAATAGATGATATTGTTTATGGCTCTTATGCTCCTAGTGTTTATCAACGAACAGGACAATTTAGGGATAGTTGGGTAACAGAGGTCAATTCTTTGTCTCATGGGGCTGAGGGTGAACTTAAACAAGACTATTCTAAGATGACTGTAAATGAATCAATCTATCAGCATGGTAGTCCATATTCGGGCAGTGTGACAAAAGATTTAGCAGAAATTATTTATGAGGGGTTATCGGGCCCTTATTTTGGTGATGGCCCATGGCGAGGCGCTAGAAATGCGTTCACTCCTTTGCTTGCTAAATTAGATGGTGGAAAACTAAAACAGTGGTTTTATGAAGGAATGGAACAACAGGGAATAGAAATGAGATAGGGGAACAAAATGATAATTATGGGTGTAGATGCTTCAACCAATTGTACTGGTTGGAGCATTTTTTTTAATGATGAATTATTGGCTTATGGTAAAATTGTGCCAAAGCGTAAACATGAAGATTGGCGTGAAAGAATAGTAGATATTTTTACACAGTTAAATGATGTAATTAAACAATATCGTCCAGATAGATTAGTAGTAGAAGATGTGCCCTTATTTTCTCAAAAAGGGAAGAAAACTTTGGTGCAATTAGGGGCTGTACAGGGGTCTTTGTTGTTGTTTAAAAAAGATTATCCTGATTTAATGATAGATTTTATTCCTGTTTCTACTTGGAGGAAAAATATTGGGATATTTAGTGGGGACAGAGCTGACCAAAAGAGGGATAAATTAAAAGAAAACTCTATTAAGTTGGCCAATCAGATGTTTAATCTGAATTTAATTTTTGTGTCTCCTGGTTCTTCTAAAAATGATGATGATATTTCTGATTCTATTTTAATCGCCGCTTCAACAATGAAAAAATATAGGGTTAGTGGGAATTTGAAAAAGAAATAATCTTATGGCAATAATGAGGTGGTTTATTTGCCAGGAAGTAATAATTATAGTATTAACGTTAAAGCCCTTTTAGATGAAAACAATTTACAAGGACAGCTTAATAAGCTTGCTTCAAACTTTAAGGGTTTTAAATTTGGTGACGCTGGTACTAAATCTGCCACTTCTGGTTTCAATAAAATGAATAAAGCCATGGACAAAACTAGTCAGTCCTTGAGCAGTATTATTGATAAGAACTCAAGATGGCAAATTGGTACAAAAATAATTGATTCTGTTTACAATTCTTTTAGAAAAGGTGTGTCTTCTGTTTTTGAATTAGACGCAGCTATGACAGAATTAAGAAAAGTCAGTGACATGACGGGTGCTGAACTAGAGCAATTTGGCAATAGAGCTTTACAGGTTGGTGAAAAGGTTGCGAGAACGGCTACACAAGTAATTGAAGCTGCAACTGAATTTACTAAATCTGGTTTTAATGATGTAGAATCTCTTCAATTGGCTGAAGTTGCTTCTATGTTCCAGAATGTTGCTGATGAAGAAGTAAGTGCTGGTGACGCTGCTGCTTTCTTGATTTCTCAAATGAAAGCATTTAATATTACAGCAGCAGATTCAGAGCATATTGTAGACGCTGTAAACGAAGTAGCAAATAAGTTTGCAGTATCTTCAGGTGATTTAGCCACGGCTGTTCCTAAAGTTGCCGCTACGATGGCGCAAGCTGGGAATAGCATGGAACAAACATTAGGCTAAAATAGTTGGTCTAGTAAAATGCCTCTAATTGACGGGGAAGCCCTTAGAGATTTATTTACTAAATTATAATAGTAATATTATGATGGCAAAAAGTAATGTTTTTGGTATAGTAACAAAAATAAATATTGGGTTATCCGCAGCTAAGTTTCCATAGACAATGGAAAAAAGTTCAACGATTAGTAAGTCTATTGTAATATAGCATACTCGCAAGTGCGGGGAAACGGGGCAGTTTATATTTTATTATAAACAAGATATAATCTAATCTTACATGAAAGTGTAAGGAATTGTTTTGTGCAATTCATAAAGAAGTAACGATTCTTTATTAATATAATGTACTAACAGCAGGCACCGAGATGATGCCTGGGCAAGCAAGTCGTGTTGCTCGTGGTTTAAGAACCATTACATTGAATTTACAGGCTATGGATGATTCAGGGGAACAAAACCTTGACTTATTAGCCTCTATGGAAAAAGATTTTAACAAAATCGGTATAACCCTAATGGGTACTGGTGGACAGTTAAAATCTACGTTTGAAATTTTTTCGGAATTATCTGGTATTTGGGATACGTTAGACCAGAATACTAAAAATTATTATGCCTCTTTGATAGGTGGTTGACTCTAGGGTTGAGCCACGGACAGACTTAATTGCGGGAAAGAAAAGGTTCATCACTTTTATCTGTGTTTAACATGGATGCCTAAGAGCCTTATATACTAACTTAATATAGTGATATATTAGGGGCTTGGAGTAATTAACTAAGATATAGTAAAAAGTATAAGGATATATGGTCAATCCGCAGCCAAGATTCTATTGAAATATAGAATAAGGTTCAGAGATTATCAAAAGCAGTTGACTTTAAGTTGACAAATGTAACTATCGTATGATAGAATAAGCCATATAAATGGACGAAGCGAGTAGAGTACATATGTATATATGGAAAGAGTCTGCGGTATTGTTTTGAACAATATTAAAATATAATCCGTTCTTTTGTGAAAGCAAAAGCTAACAAACAAGAAAACCCAGGTTTTGCAACATAAGCCCGTACTGGCTAAATTGCGGGGAAGATAGAGTGGTTTACTATTTCTGTGTAAAAGACATGGAAGCCTAAAGCTTTGCGTACCAAGTTGAGACAGCAATGTTTCAATGGTTTAGAGTAACTAACTAGAGTATGGTAAAAAGCGTAAAGATATATGGTCAATCCGCAGCCAAGATTCTATTGAAATATAGAATAAGGTTCAACGACTACCAAAAGCAATTAGTTTCTATAAGAATTAATAAGTTTTTATAAGAATTAATAAATGTAACTATTATATAATAGAATAAGCTATTTTAATAGACGAAGCAAGTAGGGTACACATAGTATTTATGTGGAAAGAGCCAGTTATTACGATTTTATATTGTGATAAAAATATAGTCTAATCTTATATGAAAGTATAAGAGTGAATAAATTTAGCAAGGAAATAAAATGGAAGAAATTAAAGAATTATTAAAGAATGGATATGTAAACGTCCGAAGAATAAAGGATAAAATTTTTTGTGTAGATGGTGAAGGTTATAAGTATTTATTATCAAAGGAAGCAATAAAAATGAGTAATACTTATAAGTTTCAAAGATATTCTAAGTATAATCCTTACACCATAGAAAATATACGACATTATATTAAAATAATGCATAAAAATACGTCTTTGATTAGTGAAGAATATATAAACGCAAATAAAAGCCCTCTGTTTTTTGTTTGTGAGAAGTGTGGGGAAATTTATCCAAAGACTTTGTATCATTTTTTAGAAAGTGAATGTTGTACTTGTCAAAAATGCTCGATAAAAAGAGCTCATGAATATAAGCAACACAAGATAGAATACGTTAAAAAGACATTTGAAAGTTTGGAATTAATTCCATTGTTTGATAAGTATAATAATATTAAAGAGTTATTGCCGTTTGAAAACAAGGAAGGGTATAGAAGTGTTATAAGTTATTTATCTTTAAACAGGTATAACAAATTAAAAACTCGGTTTTTCAAATGGGATAATCCTTATTTTATTTATAATATTAAACACTATATTGTTAGAAATAAGCTGTCGTGTTGTTTAAAAGAAATTGATACAAATAAAAAACATTTAATTATGAAGTGTGGTTGTGGGAAATTTTTTACAGTAAGTTTAGCTTCTTTTTTAAGAGGACAAACAAGATGTACGGTTTGTACAAAAGCTACTTCTTCTATAATGTTTTTGGTAGAAGATTGGTTGAACAATAATAATATAAAATATATTAAAGAATTTTCTTTTGATGATTGTGTTTATAAAAGAAAATTAAGGTTTGATTATTGTATTAAACAAGATTCTAATTTAAAACTAATAGAAGTGGACGGCATATTTCATTTTACAACCACGCAAAAAACAGATGAAGAGTGTTTATTAAATCAGAAAAAAAGAGATGAAATAAAAAATAAATATTGTAAAAATAATAATATTCCTTTATTGAGATTGCCATATTGGACGTTTAGAGATGGTTCTTATAAAAAGGAGTTAGCTAAATTTATTTACGGTTAATTATATTAACTTAATACAAATGAGACGTTGTAAACAGTGTGCTTTCAAACTTTGATAGCGCGGTTGGTGCAAGTGAAGTCGCTATGAACTCTTTTGGTTCTGCCTCAAGAGAAAATGCGGCATATCTTGATTCTATTGAAGGTAAAATAGCGGGGCTTACGGCTCAGTTTGAAGCCTTCTTTACAAAAGGTATTAGTTCAGGCGCTGTAAAAACTATACTTAGTTTTGCTACATCTATTTTAGAAGTGGCAAATGCTTTGGGTGGACTACAAACTTTTATACCCGTTTTGGTAACATTTGCGGGAATTTTTATAGGAAATCAATTTCCTAATGCAGTAAACAATTTAAAAAATAGTTTTACTAGTTTAATAGAACCGTTTAAAAACATTCCAGTAGCTATAAAAGCAGCGACTTCTGCATTTAGTTCTTTACGTTCTGTTGGCGAGGGTGCGTTTAGTTCTTTAGCAAGTGGCGTAGGTGCTTTCTCAAGGGTTATGGGGGTCGGTGGATTCCTAGGCATTTTAAGCGCTGGTATTAGTATTTTTTCTGCTCTTTCTGCTCATGCTAGTCAAGTTAGAGCTGAGCAGCAACAAAAAGCTGAAGAATTGCGCCAAAAGGAAAGTGAATTAACTACCACTCTAGGTGAGCAATTAGCTCAATACAGAGAATTAGCAGCTCAAAAGAAAAACGCTGAGAGTGATGAAGAAAGAGTTGCTATAAACAAACAGTTGAGTGAATTACAAGGCAAGATTGTAGATTCAATTGGCGATGAGGCAGCTGGTATAGATTTAGTTAATGGGAAGTATGAAGAGCAATCTCAAATTCTTGGTGGAATTTATAGTAAGAGATTAGCAAACAATAGTACATATTTACAAGCTCAAATAGTAGAAGCTGAGAAGGGGTTAAAGGAAGCTCAAACTGCGTCTGTGGAAGCAACGGGTTCCGCATTAAGGCAATTTAGACAAGTCTTTGGTGACGAGTGGGGCAAAATGTGGGACAATAACGCCCCTGTTGAAGAACAAATATCTAAACTTTCTATAATGCTCAATAAGCTTAGACAAGCCGAAGGAGCAGGAATGGATGTATCAGATGCACTGGGTGCTGTTTCTACCAAGTTGTCAAGTCTGCAAGAGGCTCAAGATAAAGTAAATTCAGCCCAAGACGCTTATATTGAGTCCATTAAAAAAGAGGGTATTGAAGCTCTTACTCAAATGGGCGCAGCTGAAATTAAAAATGCTCAAGACTATGATAATCTTGTAAAAACTATTAATAGTTCTGATTTTTCGATTGGTAACAAGAGCATAGAAGAATCTAGGAAAATTTTATTAAATTTAGCCGAGTCTGAATATGCTCCTAAGTTTAAAGATTCTTTAGCCCAAATGCGCAATGCCTTAAAGGCAGAAGGCGATGAAATTGAAGCTGGTGCACAAGGCATTTCTGATAGAGTAACAGCTGCTTTAAAAATAGAACCTGAAACCGCTCATTTAGCTAATATGTCAAAAGGTTATGAGCAGTTGATGAAAAATCTTGCTGAAGGAAATCGTGGTGCTCAGACCCAAGAGTTAATGAGCATATTCTTTGGTGAGAATTGGTATGCTGATTTCAATGGTAATTGGGATTTAGCTGAGAAAACTGCGAGAGAAAGATACCAAAGCTTCTATAAGTTTATTAAAGATGGAGATTATTCTAAGCTAGGTGACCTTATTTCAGGCGCTGGGGTAACTCCTGATATTGCTAGTGTTGACGCCGCAGGCAATATTATGATTAAAAATGCTGAAAAATTAGCACAAGCACTAGGCATACCACGAGAAGCTCTTTCTGCTTTGTTGGAAGCTTACAAACAAACAGGCGGGGTTATAGAATACGATTTTGATTCATTGATGTCAAAAGCTAGTGAACTTGGTCTAGTTGTAGATGATAATGGTAAAAAATTATTAATGCTTGGTGCTGATGCTCAAACAGCCATGGGTATGACCGATGTTGAGTTTTATAATTTTATAGAACAAGCTAAAGCAGCTGGGGTTGAAATATTAGATTTACAATCTTCTACTCAGGCTTGGACGGATTTATTAACTCAACAAAAGATTATTAGTGTTGACGCTAGTACGGGTCAAGCGACTGCTAAATTATCTGATTTGGTGGCTTTCTTATCAAAAATGGGCTTTACAAGCTCTGAAATCAGTGAGATAATTAAGAAAGTAAATATTAAAACTGATGTAAGCGATGAAAACGGTAATACTCCGTTGGAAAAAATTGATGAGGAAATAGCCAAAGCTAAAGAGGCGTCTGATGTTGAGCTTAGAGCTTTATTGCATGTTGATGTTGATTCTGAGGACGCTCAAAAAGATTTAACTACTGTTCAAGACCAATTTAACGATGTGCGCAAAATGCCAAACATTGTTAAAACGGTTACGATACAAACAAAAGTGACGGGGCCAGGCGCAGGAAACCCGAGTTATGACGATATTGTAAACAATTATTTATCAAAAGTAAAAGGTAGTTGGACGGGCACTCCTCCGACCGGTGCACCCAAGAATGAATTATCTTGGTTGGGTGAAAAAGGGCCTGAGCTTGTAACAGATAAACATGGTAGAAATGCTTATATAGCGGGTGAACATGGAGCTGAATTAGGATACCTACACAAAGGCGATGTGGTATATAATGCTCAAGACACCAGAGATATTTTAAGTGGGGACGGAACAATTGACGGTGTTTCGCCTATTGCTCAAAATTGGTCTGCTCCTGGTGTAAAGAAAAAAAGTTCTAGTAAAAAATCTTCTAAAAAATCTAGCTCTAAGTCTAAATCTAAAACAAGTTCTGCTTCTAAGCAAACGTCCGATGCAGCAAAAGAAGCGCTACAAAGACAAAAAGAAAACTACGAAGACGCTTTAGACTATATCAATGATTTAGCTGATAAAGAGATAAAAGCGTTAGAAAAACAAAAGAAGAAAGAGCAAGAGTATTGGGATGCTAAAATAAAAGCGTTGCAAAAGCAAAATGAAGAGTTAGATAAGCAATTAGAATTAGAAGAAGCATTGGAGAGTCTTGCTAAAGCTGAGAACACGCGAGTTAGAATATATCGTGAGGGAAAGGGCTTTGTTTATGAAAGTGACATAGGCGCTGTAAATGAAGCTCAAAAGAACTTAGATGAAGTAAGACGAAAACAAGCTTATGAAAAAGAATTAGAGGATTTACAAAATCAAAAGCAAGCTTCCGAAGATAAATATGATGAGAAAATACAATATTGGGAAGATTATAAGGATTTGTGGCAAGAAGCTGCTGATTCTTATGAAAATAACCAAAAGAGATTAATTGCTCAACAGATATTTGGTGTAAATGAAGAACAAAAGAATTGGGAAAAGAGACTTGGTAATTTAAAGAGTTTCATTAGTCAATATAACTCTATTCTTCAGCAGTTGGATGATAATTACATTTCTCCTGGAAAAAGCAGTGGTGGAGGAAGTTCATCAACTAAATCTTCTGGAACGCTGAAAAAAGGCAGTAAAGGCGATAATGTAAAGGCTTTGCAAAACGCTTTAAATTCTTTGGGTTATGGGAACTTGGCGGTCGATGGCGTTATGGGAACTCAAACCGTAAATGCGCTAAAGAAATTCCAAAAAGATTCTGGCTTATCTGTTGATGGTGTGTTTGGTAGCAAAACTCAAAGCGCTTTATCAGCCAAGGGCTTTGCTTCTGGTAGTGCATATATTCCTAGAAACATGATAGGAAATATTAACGAAAATGGTAGCGAATTATATATTCCGTCACAACAGAATATTTTAGCACCTTTGAGTCGTGGTTCTGGTATTGTTCCTCATACATTGGCGCAAAATTTAATGGAAATTGGACAATATCATCCGTCACAATGGTTAAGCATGTTGGGGGCAAATAATAATTCTGGAAGTGGAGACACCAATAATCAGTTTAATTTTGAAAAGTTGGTACTACCGAATGTTAAAGACGCAAGTTCTTTTGTAAATACATTGAAAAACAATTTTATGTCAACAGCTATTCAAGTGGGGAGCCTACGCTAAGGCTCTCTGCTTATTAGCTATAAAATGTGAGTGATGAATAAATGGACGAAGAAAAACAGGCAATGGTTGAAATTGTTAAGGCAATAGAATATTTAATTAAAAAGAATGATACAGGAACAAAAATTTATACTGGTTTAATAGAAAGTATAGATTCTACTGGTTATAAAGTTGTAATGAATGGCAAAAGCTATACATTGCCATTATATGGGGATAAAACATTAACAGTTGGCGCAACAGTTAAGATATGTATTCCTCAAAATAATATGAATCTAGCTTTCATAATGTGAAAGAGCGTGATACTAGATGTGTCAATGTCAATGTGAAAATTTTCTAATGGGTGGGGGGAGTTCTCCACGAATTAGAAATGGTAAAATTTATTGGTACGAAGGGGATACCTTTGTATGGAGCTTAAAATTTACTATAAAACAATGTGATGGCACGGATTATGTTTTGCAATCGACTGACAAAATTATAGTAGATTTTAAAAAGAATTTACATACAGATAAAAGTATTTATACTTTTGTTTTTGAAAATCAAGAATATACTGATAATACAATAAAAATGGAGTTCACACCTGAAATTACAGCTTTATTTCCTTATGGTTTTTATAAAGTAGGGGTTAAAATGGAAAACGATGATATAACCACTTTATTACCCGCTTCTACTATTTGTGTTGAAAATACGGTGAGTGTATGAGCACGGTTGTTGTTTCCAATGGGGGGGACGCAGTCACTAATATTCAATCAAACCAAGGGAATGTAGTCACAGAGGTTCAATCTAGTCAAGGAAATGTTCTTGAGACAAGTGTAGTTTTAGATGGTGCGAAAACAACTGATGTAGAAACAATTCAAGGGAATGTAGTGACTGATATTCAAGTAGAGTTTAATCGTAGTCAAGTAGTTTATAAAGAAGGCGATTATAACAAGCTTGACAATAAGCCTAGTATTAATGGTCATGAACTGGTTGGAAACAAAACCTCTGGGCAATTAGATTTATTGGGTGAGCTACATTCTTATGTTACTTATTTAGAATTTCCAGTTATTCCTAATAGTGGATGGGAAAAAGATATATTTTTAGACACAACAAACAATAAGATTTATAGATGGGATACAACAGATATGAAATATTTTTGTATAGGTTCCAACTATGATGATATTGAAGTTATAAATGGTGGCAGTGCCACATAATCATAAAGAAGGGGCGAGATAATGTGTCACAAAGACAATTAAATAGTAGAATTATTATTAGAAACGACACAGCTGCTAATTGGTCTAGTGCTAATCCTGTGTTATTAAAAGGTGAATTAGGCATTGAGACTGATACAGGTGTGGTTAAATATGGTGACGGGGTTGCTACTTGGGACAATGCTCTTACTATTAATGCGTCTAGTGTGGTTGTTAAAGCCGCTGCACCAACGGCAAGTGATAGTGATTATAAACTAGGCACATTATGGTTGGACACAACAAACAATAAAGCATATTTAATTTATAGCAATGCCAGTCAAAATGCGGTCTGGAAACAGTTAGTAACACCTGATGATTTATCTGATTTAGGCGCGGGGGATATGTTAAAATCTCAGTTCGCTAACAACCCCAAAGCCGATCAGGGATATGTAAACGCTGCTATTAAAGCCGATAGCGCTGACGCTATTAAAAATAGCACTCCTTCGGCGTCGGGGAATCTAGTGGTTAATGATAATGTAACGGGCGCAGACGCAAGTGCTAATAATGCTTTATGGACAGCTAATAAAATCAAAACACAATTAGATGGGAAATTAGATTCTAATGGCACGGTGAGTGGTACGAATGTGTCTATCACACCTCCTTCGGGCATGGCTGGAAGTGCAACCAATGTACAATTGGCGATAGATGAGTTGCAACAAGAGGTAGACGGCAAACAGGATTCAATTAGTTTGACACCTGATAGAGCCATTGTTTCTGGGTCAACAGGTGCTTTGGAAGCAAGTGATGTTACCAAAACGGAATTGGGATATTTGTCTGGTGTAACAAGTGGTATTCAGGAACAGATTAACAACATTCCTAAATATAATTATTTAACTGGTGTGTCTACTTCTGTGGTAGATGGCGCAAACCAATCAACCATTGACACAGCTGCTATTGCTGCTATTACAGCACAACACACATCTCCAGCTAAATGGGATGCTTGCGATGTTCAGATTACTTTTACTCCGTCTGATGTAGTAAAAGACGCTATTTATTATTATAATGGTAGTGCTTGGGTATTTTTGTATTATTCTACAACGGGTGTCCAGGTTGCTAATGGTGACACAGCAGGTATTGTAGAGAGTTCTGATGACATTAACTTTGTTAGTGGGAAGGGTACAATTTCTGCTTCTTTTGTTAAAAACACACAGATTGCAACGACTACTCAAGTTGGTGTAGTAAAAGCTTCAACAGGTGGGAATAATGTAAATGTAGACGCAGAAGGTGTTATGACCGTAGGGGATGATGTTCTACTTTCTACGGATACATATATTATTAACGGTGGCGGCGCTACTGTCTAAGGTGTGACTGCTATGGCGCAAAGAGAAATAAAAGGGAAAATTATTTTAAGAAATGATGGCTCTTCTGAATGGGGAACGGCCAACCCAATTCTTTCAAAAGGCGAAATCGGGATTGATACTTCTGGTACGCCTTATAAGGTAAAAATAGGGGACGGCACTTCTGATTGGAGTGCTTTGCCTTATTTTGAAATAGAACAACAATATGTAAGCGGATTAACTACTGCTTTGTCAGATATTGAAGATGGAATTGCGGCGGCGAACTTAAAAACAGATACGGTGGCAGAAGATTTGCAAAACCAAATTACACAATTACAAACTCAAGTAGAGCAATTACAAGCGATAGCGGGTAGATTCACATATGTACAAATCTGAGCGGAGGTGATAGAATGGCATTGGTTAAACCTGTTTTAAATACTGTTAATGCGTTTGACGCAACACAACAGCAAATATTTACTTTTAATTATAATGGTTCTCAACAGATTGTAAAGAACACTTTAACAATTCGAGAAAACACAAAAAACCAAGTTGTTTATTCACAAAGTCAAGAAGGGTTAAAGTACGAACACATTCTACCTGCTAACACTTTAACAAATGGTGTCTATTATAATGCTTATTTAACTGTGTCGGATTCTACGGGAGCTGAAAGCCCTGCAAGTTCCCCTATACAGTTTTATTGTTATGCACAACCTGTTTTTACATTAACTAATATTCCAATAGGTAATGTAATTGAAAATGCCACATATAATTTTACATTTCAATATACACAAGCACAAAATCAAGCGTTGAATACTTATGTGGTGAATTTGTATGATACAAATAAAAGATTAATATCTACAAGCGGCGAACTTTATGCTAACAGCACGGAAGTTCCTTTAGATTTATCATACACTATTTCTGGGTTTGACAACGCTACTATATATTACATAGAAATTACTGGTGTAACTGTTAATAATTTAGCAACTACAACTGGTTTAATTGAGTTTACTGTTCGTTATACAAGACCAACTATGTTTACTTTGTTGGAAATAACGAATATGTGTGATGAAGGATATGTAAATATTACTTCTAATTTGATTAGTATTGATGGGGAAACAAATGCAAATCCTCCTAAATATAATGGCAATGAGGAAATAGATTTAACAGATAACGGTGTTTGGGTTAAATGGACAGATGGCTTTGAAATTAATGGCGGCTTTACAACAATGGTTTTAGGGCGCAAATTCAATCCTTACACCAATATTATAACCTATTCTAATACCAATGGGGATAAAATAGAGTTGTTTTATCAAAAAGGTTACGATGAAGCGGATATTTATAAAGATTATGTGAGCGCTAAAGTAACTCCTTTGAATGGAATGTCTTATTATATTCATAGCAATTACATTGATGAAGCAAGTGGGCAAGATTATATTTTCATTTGGTTTAGACGAGTGCAAAATCTTTATGAATTACAGATAGAGAATTTAGGTGCTATTTATAACAGAATAACATATTACATGGATTCTATAAACCCTGATGTATATTTTGTTGATGCCGATGATTCTTTCTATGTTGAATAAAAAGGCTGGTGATATTTATGGCAGGAGAACAAACAAAATTATTATCTTCAGTGGATACCACTGATTCAATGGGAACCACTGATGGGTTCATTATAAATAACAATCAAAATATTAAGCAAATTGATTTGCAGAATATTCAAACTCTGTGGAAAGCAGATATTCAATCAGCTGTTCAAAATATTGTATCCAATATTACTGAAACAATGTTTCCAGTTGGGTCAGTAATTGTATTGGATTCTTCCAGTGCAAACCCTAATAACTATTTAAGCGGAACTTGGCAACAGATTGCTCCTGGTAATTTTTTAGTGGGTGTAAACACAAGTGACACAGATTTTTCCACAACAGGAAAAACAGGGGGCGAAAAGAGAGTTACTCTTACAACAGCACAAATGCCTTCTCATACACATGCTTATAATGGGGTAAACTCTGGCTCTAAACTAACAAAGAAAACAGGCGCTTATCCTATTAGAATATATCAAGATTATATTGCCAACTGGTGGGGCCCTGGTTCCACTAGCGGTATTTCCAGTGCGGGGGATGGACAGTCTCATAATAACATTCCCCCGTATTATTGCGTATATTTTTGGAAAAGAGTGTCTTAAATGTTTGAATTTTTAGGCTACAATTTTGCTTTAGATAAAAACAGTTTAGACCCAACGCCTACCTCTGTGGAGAAAATTAATCAAATTCAAATTCAAAACGGAATTTATGATGAGATGTTAATCACAAAAGATACAAATTTCTCATATACAACAACTTTCCCTGATTGGGATTATAATACTATTTTTGACGCTAAATTCGAGGGGGATTTGTCTGCGGGGAACATTGGGTTCTTATCTACGCAGATTTCTGAAATTAGGGTTAAGAGACGTGTTAAAGGGACATTTGATTGGTTGACTATTGGCTCATACGAAGTAACAAGTTTTTCCGATATTACAAAATTAGTGTTTAACGATTATTTCAATGAAAACAATGTCACATATGAATATGCTTTTGTGCCCGTTGTACAAGGCATTGAGGGCCAATATATTATTAATGAAGTATTCAGTCAATTTGACGGAATTTTTATTGCGGATATAGATTCCATATATAAATTCTATTCAGGAGTTAGTTATGGTTCTTCTACTAGAGTTCAAAAAGTAGGCGTTTTTGAACCTATTGGCAAGAAATATCCTATTGTTGTATCTAATTCTTTGTTAAATTATGAAACAGGTAGCGTATCTGGGAATATTTTACCCAAAGATTATTTGAAGAATAGAATTTTAGACAGATATGAAATGGCTGAAGAGCGCAAAGCGGTAGAGGATTTCTTGACTACAAAATCAGCTAAAGTTTTGAAAGACTGGAACGGAAATATATGGTGTGTCTTTGTAACAGATTCACCAACAATAAATTATGATTCCAATTATGGTATGGGTTTAACTTCTGTTGATTTCTCATGGACAGAAGTAGGTGATTTAAGCAGTCAAGAAGATTGGAATGACAACGGATTAGTAAAGGAGGGATGAGTAGATGGCGTCTATCACGGGAGCAATGTACAAAGATGCTAAAAAGAATATTCGTGATTTAAGGGTTAAAATAAATATTTTAAATTTTAACATGCAAACAGTTGATGAAATTACTGGTGTGGTGTTGGATGGAAGCATTAATGTAGACGCAACAGCAGATATACGAAGAACTTGTAGTCTTTCATTGGTAGTTAAAGACAGTACATTAGAATTGCAACCTGGTGGAAGAATTTGGGTTGATAAATATTTTCAAGTGTTTGTTGATTATTTAAACAGCGGCGATTGGATAAATATGGGTATTTATTTGGTAGACGCCCCTTCTTGGAGCTATGACCCTGGTAATTCTACATTGTCTTTACAAGGATTGGATTTAATGTCGAAATTAACAGGGCAGAGGAATGGTTATCTTGAAGGTATCCCGACTATTATTCCTCAAGACAGTAGTATTCGTGATTCAATGATAAGTACATTGGTTGATTTGGGTGGGTTTAATAATTATGTTATTGAAGATAACCCTCAACCAGTGCCTTATGAAATAAAAATTGATCAAGGTGGAACTGTTTATGATATTTTATCTGAATTAAGGGATATTACGCCTAATTATGAGATATTCTTTGATGTGGATGGCGTTTTTCATTATCAACGAATTCCTAGTGGACAAAATGAAGCCTCTTATATTCAAGATGATATGTGGAAGCAAATTGTTTTATCTGAATCTACCAGTGTTGATTTTGGTGAAGTTAAGAATGTGGTTGAGGTATATGGAATGTCTCATGACCCTTCTCATTATGGCGAAGCTGCGGTCGATGGAAATACATATAATGTTACAATGGCTGGTGTGAATTCATTGACCAAGGGATTGATTTATGGATTTAAGGCTCCATCTATTGTAGAAAATCCAATGCTAAAGATAAATTCTCTTCCAGCCTACCCATTGGTTAATGAAGATGGAACGACTGCTGTTATTCCTCAAGCTAACAAATTTTATGTGGTTCAATATAAGGGTGAAGAAAATTTTCTGTTTTTAGGATACCAACAACCTTATGCAATAGCAAAAGATGAAAATCCTGACTCACCTTTTTATATAAATACCATAGGTGAAATTCGTCAAGTGTTTTATGGGGACGAATATGAAAATATTTGGAGTAATGATTTGGCGCAACAAAGAGCAAATTATGAGCTTTGGCTCCACACTCGGTTAAACGATAGTATTTCTTTATCTGTTGTGCCTCTGTATTGGCTTGATGTAAATATTTTGGTGGATTATACTCGTGTAAATTCAGCAGAAACAAACCAATATATTATTAAAAGTATTGACACCAGTTTATCGCCCGATGGTTCGCAAACTATAAACATGGTGCGTTATTATCCCTTATATCCTGATATTTAAGGACGGTGAAAAAATGAGTGTTACATATAAAGATTTAGGATTTACAAGTTTTCCAGATTCTATTCAAACGTTTACAACAATGCAAGATGTTGAATCAACGGATGGTGCATTGATTAAACAATATCAGACAGCAATAGAGAATGGTGACATTGCAACAGCGCAAACAATTTATCAACAAATTCCTAATGCTGACAATAAAATTATTAATAGTATAAAAATAAATGCTTTGCAAGATACTGCTATGGCTCTGGAAAGATTTTTTAAAAGCGATTTGACAACTTATATTGCTCAAAAACAACAAGAGTGGCTAGATATTATTAATCAATTTAGCTTGATTGGGGAATATAGTAATACATCGTCTTATAAACAACACAATTTAGTGTATTTTCCTGACAAGAGTTCTAATGTCGTTTATATTGCTTTGAGTGATGTTCCTGTTGGCGTAACGCCTTTAAACCCTTCTTATTGGCGACAATTAACTATTCAAGGCGAAAAAGGTGATAAAGGTGATGGAATTAGCTATTTAGGTGATTGGAGTTCAACAGAGAATTATGAAACAAATGTTTTGGTAACATATCAAAACGGTTTGTATCTATCTCTGCAAACACCTAACACTGGTAACGTTCCACCAGATTCTTTAGCTTATTGGGAATTAATTGGTAATTTAACTACAGCCACTTATTCTATTGTGCCCATTAATGAACCACCTAGTTCTTTGGAAGAAGGAGAGCTATGGTTTGGGATAGTGGAGTGATATTATGGCAGAAAAAGCAAACCCAAACACTGATGTAAAATTTTCTATTAAAGAAGATATACATTTGAGTGATAAAGATAGTTGGAATACTTTTCAACAATATTATATTCAAGGAAATTATAGTAACGCTATTAATTTTGTAAATAACAATTTATCTACATTAAAAAATAAAGTTACTAATGCAACTTTAGTAAACAATCTAAATAGTGCGTTTACAGTGTTGCAAAACTATTATTATATAAACGTAGAGGATAAGTTAAAAGAATTACAAGAAAACTATGACTACAATATACAAAATCTCATCTCTAAAGGCGTTTTTACTGTGGGTGAGACTTATTGTCCATTGAATTTTGTAACGGATAATAGCGGCAATTTATATGTATGTATAAAGGAAAATACAGCAGTAGAAAACGGCTTAACAGACTCAGAGAATTGGTTGTATATTGGATTAAAGGGAGAAAAGGGATATTTAGGTTTTGATTGCACTTATAGAGGTGTTTATGATGAAACTATTACATATAATAAGAATGATTTGTGTATAGATGGAGATTATTTATATTATTCCAAACAGGATAATAACACGGGTAATACGCCTTCAACAACTTCACAGTATTGGGGTGTGTTTTTTGAGTTTATAACATCGACAATAGATTTATATACACAAGCGCCTTCTTCTCTTTATGAAGGACAAATTTATTTATTACAATTATAAAGGGGTGGATTTTATGCAAATAAATGTTCAACCTTTTGTTCATCAAAGTGGACAAAACAATGAATTAATTTTTAAAACCAATTCTGACATGGTTATTATGGGTGATGGAACCACCACTTTACAAGATGAAATTACTAGGTTAGAAGAGGGTAGTAGTAATGATAATCTACTTATTAATTCAAATTTCTTGAATCCAATTTATCAATATGGTTCTGGGAATTTGGCTGATTTAAGTGGTTCTACAGCTGGGGTAACAGATGCTGGATACTGGTTAGATAGATGGTATCCCGCTGAAGGTACGTCTACTGGAAATGTGACTCGTTATGACACTGGGCGAGGAATTAGAGTGGAAACAGGGTTGTGTCAAGCTATTTATGGTTTATCCGATTATTTAGGTAAGTTCTTTACGCTTTCTGTGGGTTATGAAGATGGTACAACGGATTATGTCACGGGGACTCTTAATGCTGGCGAAGCTAATGCAGTAACAAATGATAATTTATCTTTTTATTTATTGCCGAATGACAATGTAGTTATTGTTAAAATTATTTCAAAATATGCTACTCCTGCAACAGGGGAAACGCCAGCTGATAATTATGTAGCTATTCAATGGGCCAAATTTGAGTTTGGTAAGTATTTAACTAAATATCAGTTGCCCAATTATAGTGAAGAACTATTGAAATGTCAACGTTATTATATGCGTTATGGCTATAAGCCTAATTCCGCTAGTTCTCCCAATGATAAGTTGCCTTTCTCAATTGGTGTAGCTACGTCCAGAACTTCGGCTGCAATTGCTTTTTGGTTGCCTACGACAATGAGAGTTTCAGTACCTACTTTGGTTCAACACGGAACTTTTCAGGTGCAGTACCCTGGCACAAATGAAATGTTAGACGCACAAGTCACAACATTAGAAATGAGTTATAATAGTGGAAATGAATACTCTATAAGGGCTGTGTTCCCTGCTGGTGGAACAGCATTAACATATGGTCAAGCTATTATTTTCTATTCTTATGTAGCGGGTGCTTATATGGCTTTTGACGCTGAATATCATCCTAGTTGGCAAACAGTGGGTTAAAGGTGTAAATCATGGCGATAAATTATAGGGTACAAGAAAATGGTGAAACAGTTCATTTTGAAACGGAAGCCAGTGTTACTCTTACTTCTGATGGCTCTAATGTTCAAACAGAATTGGAAAACATACAAAGTTCATTAAAAAAGATACCTTCTCCCAATTTGTTGATTAATACTGATTTTACTAATCCAGTTAATCAAAGAAGAGCCACTACTCTTACAGTGGATAAATATTTTATTGATAGATGGTATAAAATAAGCGGTGTTCCTACCGCTTTAACCATTTCTTCTACATATGGATTAAATATTAAATTCCTATCTATAGGGCAATATATAGAGTTCCCTAACTCAGTGGGCAAAACTATTTCTGCTTCGGCAAAGTTTTGTGACGGCGAGGGTAAAGAATTAGTGATTACTTTAACTGATACTATGACTTCAAGTGGAATTAGTAATATGTGTTTTGCACTGAATCCAGATTACAATGGTGTAACTGGGACGCTTCATTTTTTGATTAAAAACTTTTTGCCGCCGAGTACATGGGGCTTTGGTAATGGACTGTATCTTTTATGGGCTAAAGTAGAAGTAAGTGATGTACCAACTGCTTATTCTTATCCTTTGTATGCTGACGAACTATTGCGTTGCCAAAGATATTATTTAAGATATTCTTCTGATAATGGCGCGGTTTTGTATCCAAGTATGAGTTATTATCAAACAGAAATCGGGGTTCCTATTTATCCACCTGTGGAAATGAGGATTCTTCCAACCGTTACCTATAGCGGGAGTCCTTGGTTTGCTAATCAAAACGGCAACGGTGGGACGGGGTATACAGTAACCAGTTTTTCCACAAACAAACAAGTCCCTGGTCAATTCACTCTTAACGCTAAGGTAAACAAATCCGTGACTGGGTATTCTCAATGGAACTTAATTATTTCTGGTAACCAATACATGGATTTTGACGCAGAATATTATGCTTAAGAAAAGAGGGAGATTAAATGAAAAAAGTACATAAAATTTATGCAAGAGCTGACGAACAGAATCGAGTTATTAAATTCTTTTCTACCGTGTTTGAAAAACCATTAGACACAGATATTTTTGTAGAAGAAGGTAATGAAGAGTATCATGTTCATGTTCAACTAAAATATAGTGCTCTTACTATGTTAAATCAATATAAATATAAAGTGGTAGATGGGGCAATTGTAGAAAGAACACAAGAAGAATTGGCTCAGGAACTACAAGAAGAACAAAGCAACAATCCTCCAAGTTTAGAACAAAGAATGAGTGATATTGAAGAAGCAGTGGCACTCATGGCTTATGGGGAGTGATATTAAATGAGAATCGAAGAATTAAAAAATGTTTTATTGAGGATAACGGCTCGAGCTATTTTGAAAAGAATGGGAACCGAGGGTGTGACATTTGATGAGGCTGTTAAATCATATCCAAAATTGACAAAAACACAAATCAATCAATTAAAGAAATGCGAAGAGTTCAAATAATATTCCTCAAAAACAATAGAGAAAGGGAGAATATAAATGGCAAGAAAAACTTTAAAACTTACTACCCCTCTAATGAGTGGGTCTGATGTAACAGATTTTCAAAAGTTGGTTACAAGCAAGGGGTTTAGTTGTGGTGCTATTGATGGAAAATATGGAAAAAAATCTGTGAGTGCATGCAAGAAATTTCAAGCGTCTGTTGGGCTAAGTGCAGACGGCATTTGTGGTTCTAAAACATGGGGAAAGTTGGAAACTAAAACAAGGCGCACTCTAAAACTAACCTCTCCGATGATGAAAGGCGAGGATGTTAAAGAATTTCAAACCAAAGTAACCAAACATGGGTTTAATTGTGGTGCTATTGATTCTATTTATGGACAAAAAGCAAAAGCAGCTTGTATTGCTTTTCAAAAAGCAAAAGGATTGTCCGCTGATGGTATTTGTGGGGCTAAGACTTGGGTTGTATTAGATGGAGCTGTTTCTCCTGCAAAACCCTCTACACCTAGTTCTGGTGGCTCTACAAAAACTACTGAAATGTCTTTGCGTCAAAAGGTGGTTAATGAAGCTAAGAAATATTTAGGCTGTAAAGAATCTGATGGAAGTCATAAAGTAATTATTGATGGATATAATGCGCATAAACCTTTAGCACGCAACTATAGAATGAAATATACGGGTTCTTGGTGTGCTACTTTTGTTTCTTTTGTGGCTATCCAATGCGGTTTAACCGACATTATGCCAACAGAATGTAGTTGTGGTAAAATGATTGAGTTGTACAAAAAGATTGGTCGCTGGGAAGAAAATGACGCTTATGTTCCCCAAATTGGTGATATTCTAATGTATGATTGGGATGACAATGGAAAAGGTGATGATACTGGGTGGCCTGAACACGTTGGTATCGTTGTTGAAGTGTCTGGAAACAATATGAAAATCATAGAAGGAAATAAATCTGACGCGGTAGGTTATCGAAATGTGGAAATTAATGGTCGTTTTATTCGTGGTTTCTGTTTGCCTAACTATAGGAGCAAAGTCAAATAAATGAAAATAAGGTAGATTGAGTTTATCTCTTTCTACCTTATTTTTTTGGTTATTCTTCGTCATCGTCTTCTTCGGGCATTTCATCTTCAATACCGAAGAAAGTGCCCATAACATCATCAATTATAACTGCGTCAATGGGACGTAAACTCATTCTTCTCCCTCCTCTTCTTCTGGATTGTCAATATAAATCAAGATAACTTTTTTCCACATTTTATCAAATTCTTCATCTATTACCTTGTTTACAGTTGAGGCTTTTCTATTACCATATTTGTATTCAGCTATATCAGAAACAAGTTCGACTTTTTCAAAAGGGTGTAAACACTTTCGGGAAATTAATCTAGGTTCGCATTCCCATGCCGTGGTGTCCATTACTTCATCTAATTCAGAATCAACGATTTTACCAGTCCAATATTTATAATTAGGATACTGTGTTTTGTTTCCATACATGTCACTATTCACAATAGGAATAATATCAAGTTCGGGATTTTCTTGAATTAGATTTATCATACGCTGAATCACTGGGTCTTTATTCATTTTTTCTCCTTTATTTAAGTAAAATATTTTTCCCAAGCAGATGTGGGACAGTCTCTATAATTCACATCTATATCTTCATTCCATTCTATTTTAGCACCTTTTTCTTCTTCAGAGAAATGACATATAGCGCTGGTGCTAATCCCGTTCAAAGCTTTGTCTTCAATCAATCTTTCGATTTCTTTTATGTTTAGATTATCTTCTAAATCGCATATATGAATTGTCATTTTATAAAATTGAGCCATTTTTATACTCCTGTGCTTCCAAAACCACCATCTCCACGTTTTGTTGAATCCAAAGCATCTACTTCTTCAAAAGCAATAGGCAAATAAGGCATTACAATAAGTTGCGCAATTCTTTCGTCTGGTTCAATGATTTGAGTTTCATCTCCATGGTTATGTAAGGGAACCAAGATTTCTCCTCGATAATCGCTATCAATAATTCCAATACAATTAATGGGGGCTAGATTACGTTTTGTTGCAATACCGCTACGAGCCACAAGAGCACCGAAGTATCCTTTAGGAATACTCATGGCAATTCCAGTGGGAACCTTAACAGTTTCATGGGGCCTAATCATTGTAACTTTAGGAATGTTTGCATACATGTCTACACCAGCTGAAAACCGTGTAGTTAATAAGGGAATTTTAGCAGTGTTAGACATTTTCTTTACTTGTACGATAGTTTGTTCCATTAAAAACATCTCCTTTAATTGGGCATTTTTTCTATGTTTAATATAACACTTTTTTATAATATTGTCAACAAAAAAATGAGACTCTCTTAATATTTTTTAGAGAGTCTCATCAAACAAAGAAAGGAGGTAACAATGTAAGGCTTCCCAACACCTTACATGCTTATATTATCACTTTTTGATGATAATGTCAACACTTTTTTGAAAATTATTTGTTTGTTTTATAATATAAACCACATTCACAATATCCTTCTTCGGTGCTGTCAACAAACTCTTTACACATGCACTTTGTTTCAGGTGTTTTTTTGATTTTACAAGGGCAATAGTTGTTGTTGTCTTTGAGTTCTTTTTTAAATTGTTTTACAAAATCTGCGTCCGGGTTGATTAGAATAGTCATAGTATTTGTTTATTGTCCTTTCTGAATTTATTATTAATGTTTTCAAGATATACATGATTTTTGTCCAATGTAACCTTATAAGTCTTACCTTGTTGATTGTAATATCCTATGCGCAAATAATCTAAGTTTTTTGCAATCGTTTCAAATCGTTTGATTTCACGTTCTTTGTCACTGTGATAGGAACTATATAGAAACGTTTTATAGTTTAGTTCTTTGCAATAAGATAAAATCTTTTTAAGTTCATCCAGATTTATTTCTTCATAGAAAAAATCATCGTAAACTTCCCAGAAACAAACACAGGTTACATCATTAAATTTAGGGAGGATTTTAGAAATGTCTTTTACCAATCTTTTATCATAAGAAGATACCTTTTCTTGATATGTGTTAATAATAAGAACTTTTTCTTTTGGAAGTATGTTATCTATATAATAATTAGCATATGTAAGCACTATCTAATTACCTCCGATTTTTCAGTGAATAAAGAAGTTATATCACTTAACATGCGCTTGTTGTTTCCTTGGTGTTCGATTTTATAAAAGATTTGATTTGTATTCTTAGAGGCTAGCCCACCTAATTTTTTATTATATTCACCTATTTTAAGATAATCTAGGTAAGGGATTATCGGCAAAAAATATTTCAATTCTTCTGATTCATGTCGTCGCCCTTTGCCGTAACCAGAATATAAACAAGTGGCTAAATTATAAGTTTTGCAAATTTTAAGGCATTCCAGGAGTTCGTCTTTGTTTTGGTCACCGCCAAAAAAACAAACACAAGTTATTAGGTTTTCATACTTTTTAATAACAGATTCAATGTTTTCTAATAAAGGTGTTCCTATATCTTCCCATAAGAAGGGGGAGTGGCAGCCCTCACACTTGTAAGGGCAACCACTGATATTAAATCCCAAAGTTATTTCATCAGGAACTTCTTGGAAAATAATTGAATAAGACTCATACTTTAACTTTGTCATAATATCTTTGTTTTTCTTCCTTTTGTCTTGCTTCTGAGAAACTAGAAATTCTTTTCATGTAACCAATTACTCTTGTTATATAATCTAAGTTCTCACTTCCGCATTTAGGACATTTGGTTAGTTTATGTTTAGAAATATATCCACAGTCATTACAGGCTGTATTTGGGATATTAAATGTGAAATAACTGCAACCAGTTTTAATAGCTACTTCAAGCATTTTTAAGTATTGTTCTTTAGATAAATGTTCTTCTAAGTTAGCATGGAGAGCTGAACCCACTTTATCCGTTGTTTCCAAACGGCGCTGACTATATTTTAACTGCTTTGCGCAGCAACACCCATTTCGGGTTGCGTATCAATAACAACCCTACTCTCCCGATACGGAGATAGTCGATACAGGATTGGATTTTAACTGTATAGTAAAAATCTTTCCCACGGTATTAGCGTATCAATAAGACTTAGCCTTCACCGTTAGCATATTTTGTATACCCCACTGATTAGTGGAAAAGGTGTAACAGGCAGTTTTGTCTACCATCTAAATATTTGGTTAATTTATCTCCATGTAGAATAAACTTATCTAAAAGGTTAGTATTTTCATCTTCTACTATATAAAAATAGCTATTGTAACAATCTCTGGGAACATAATATCCATCTTCTCTATCCCATTTTGCATTTTTAACACCGAGATTTTCTGCCAATTCTGTTACTTTAATGACCAAGATAGCTTGGCGAAGAAAGTTCTTCTTTAAGATGTCTGTACATCTGACTTTCTTTCTCATACTTTAGTTAGGTTGTATATGAGTTCAGACTATTGCACCTTCATTTAATTTCCTATGAAGTTTTCTTATTTAGTCGTTCAGGCTGTATTTAAACTTGCCCCTCGTTGTCCACCTCTGGATTTCCGAGTCAATTAAAGAAAATTTCCTATAAGTAGTTTATGGATTATCCTACTTAGTGCCCACTCTTTTCAGGCACGAACTCCGTGTTAAACATAATCTCTGATGTTTTATCTTTTTTGTTTTCTTCGTAGATTGGTTTTAGAATGGCTTCACCATAGGCAAAATATTCCTCATTGGGTGAAATCTCAATGCCTAAAAATTCTGCCCCTTCAAGAAAACCGTTAATCGTTTAACCTATTATTTCTAATAGAACTGACTATTTCTTAATTACTATCCCTTGATAGTGCCATTGCCATTTCAAAAAACGTATCAATAGTTTTTTTACTCCTCTATGCGAGGATAGTCGATACAGGTTAAAGTTTCCGCAATGGATAATTTAATGATTCTTTACGATATTTTTTTATTGAGCCAATATTTAAATTTGTAACAGTTGTCAATGCGATTTCGTATTCCGCAGCAATGGAGCGCATTGAAATATTAGTGTTTTTTAATTTCTCTTCTATTTCACAAACCTCACTAGGAGACAGAGCGGTTCTTCCACTATTATAGCATTGATAATTATATCTTAAAGGATAAGATAGTTTATTATCTCTATAATAGCTCCCCTTATTGATAGCACGCACCGAGGAAACAGAAACATTAAATTTTCTGGCTATGTCTTTTTGTGGAATATCTGTGTTTTTAAGCAAGTTTCTTATTTCCTCAGCATGTTTGTATAACGGATTGGATACTTTGCCTTTTCTAACAGGATATGTTTGCCAATCAACCCTGTGGTCGCGTCCTTGGTTAATTTTATTCAGTTGACTTATGTCAATTTTATACTCTCTAGCGATTTGAGTCATAGTTTTATCTTGTTCATATTTCAATGAATAAAACAGTCTTTTTAATAAATCTGCTGAAACATGTTGCTTCAACCTATGTTTTGAATTATTTATCTGTCCTATATAAACCATATTATTAATATCATTTTGAATCATATAAATTTCCATACAAAAACTTCCTTCCCACGAGATTGCCTTTTACCTTATGGTAGTCAGGTTTCCTCGTTAGCACTCCTTAGTACCCCAGCGATAACTGGAAAAGCAATGTAAGGCATTAAATTACATACCTAAACTTAAATATTGTTTTTCTAAAGCAATATATCCTGCATCATAAACAGGAAGCATTTTAGATTTAAAATTATCTTTTATAATTTCATTAAATGCTGTTAAGTAACAATGTACTTTATGAATTTGTTCTCTAACAGTTTTAGAAATATCTTTTAATGTTGCGTGAGGATTCTTTTTATAAACATTTTGCACCAATCTATTGATGTTAATGGTAATAACGCCTTTAGAACCTGTAGACACACCTCCGGCACCTAACGTAAATGAGAACGTGTTTTCTTGAATTTCGTTTCTGAGCCTACAACACGATGCCAACGAGTCAACACTATTGCTTCTATAACAGAAGAATGAATGTCCTTCTGCCCACATTTGTGCTGTGAAATCTTTCCATTCTTTATCCACATAATCTGTCCCATTATCCAAAAGATTAACAGTTTCAACAGGGAAAGATAAGAACGATGTAGCTGTTTTTAATCTTTCTGCATTAAACCATTTCATAAAGTCTTTTTGGAGCCAATTCACACTATCCCAACAAGGTTCAGAACCATCGGGAAAAACAAAATCTTCAAACATACCGTTAAAATAAGGTTGGTCGAAATAAGCAATATTCCAAAACCCTTGTATTCCATACAATGCGCTACGTTGTATGCGTTCTCTTATGAACTGCTTTATGTCACCATAAAGAGTAGACCATATCACTATCCTTTGAAAGGATACTCCCCATTTCCACTATCAAACGCTTATAGTGTACTTGCTTTCGCAATGGTCGTTGAACGTTCCCTTTATAGGGCTTCGCTTCTGATTGTCTTATTATGAATGATAAAACTATAATTATAATAAGATTTCCCAGAAATTAAAGGAGTTTGCTATATCTATTACTACATATAGGCGCATTTTAGTTTACGCTTTGAAAATTCCTTGCGGCAGCTGGTTGATTTAATGAATAAACAACTTGGCTGAACTTATCATGAATAACAGAATGAATAGTTCTTTTTCTACCAATGGCTGATACTACAGAATCAGGTTTTAAATAATAATCATTTCCATATTCTTTTCTAATGAAATAATCCATATACATTAGAAACTCTGGTGTGCTTACTGCTCCTGCGAATTGAGAAGCAATGGCAAATACTAAATTAACAAAGCTCCCACAAAAAGAATCCAAATTGTTGGGTGCCGTAGATAAACCACCGATGTTGGTTAGCCCATCGAATAAGAAAGGATACATTGTAATGCTAACGCAGTACGGCATAATACTGGTTTCATCATGTTTATAAATTTCATGGGCCTCAAGTTGACGAATGTATTCTTTTGCGGTTTCTTCGCCATACAGTTCTGTAAGTTTTTCAATCATTAGAGTGCGATTTGTTCCAATAATTTCTTTTTTGTTTAGTTCTCCTTGTAAAGTGGTAATGTTTTTATTCTCTACATTTGCGTTAGAGTCTACTTCACTACCACTAGCTGCATTGGAAGCTTTACGATAAGAATCAATAAACTTTACATAAGGCTTATATTGTTCTTGATATTTTTCCAATAACTTTGACAATTTATATCCTCCCTGATATTAAATAAATTTTTGAAATGCTTCAGCATAGTTTAAAAATTTGTCTCCTATACGAAGAACAGGCACAGAATACATTTTTCTTTCTTCAAGCTCTGTCATATCATCACATTTTTCAAATTTAACTCCTTTCTCAATTAGTTTGCGTTCCAAGATTTTACATCTGGGACAGGTCTTTGTGGTGTACAAAACAATTTTTTCTTCCATTTTGTTTCTCCTTATTACTCAAAAATCATAATAAAAATATAACACAATACTAGAGCTGCTACTATAATAGCAAAAATCATTAAGAGTGTTAAGATTTTCTTTTGCAATTCAATATTTTCATCAGGGTGCCAATACCAAAAATAGAAAGTAATACACAAGCATATAAGAACCAATGTAGACACTATATTTAGTAGGGTAATTAATATATTCGACATAGATGTGGTATACTCCTTTTAATTTGTAAGTAGTTCGTACAAAAAAGTTTCTCTATCTTCCGTGGCTTCAATTTGAATCGCTTTATTAATTGTAGCAACATCTCCTATCTCTATAAGTAATTCTTTTGCTCTTGTATTGGCTACATAGAGCAAATTTTTTGTCAACATTCTTGAGTGTTGAGGATGAACAATGTTAATTACTACTGGAAATTCTGACCCCTGTGATTTGTGAGTAGAAATAGCATAGCCTAGCAGCAAATGAGCAAGATCATTAAATGTAAAGACTACTGTATTTTCACTAAAATTAATAATCAAACATTTATTTTCTAAATCCACCATCCTTACAACACCAATATCTCCATTAACAATTGTTGTGCTACCCTCTTTTAATCCAATATCATAAAATTCAGAAGGTGTAACAGCATGATAAATGTTTTTAGTATTAATAACCCTGTCACCTTTTCTATAATGAACTTTCGTACTTCCGTGTGAAGTTTGGACGCTTTTTACTATTTCTTCATCGTTGATTAATGGATTATAAGTGTCTTGAATTTTATTGTTGATAGCATATGTACCGAAATCACCAATATTAAATGGAGACAATATAATAATATCACTTTGTTTGTATTTTTGCAACATTTTTTTATATTGTTCCATAACTTGAGATAAAGGATTGTCATTTATTTCTATAAAAGAATATTCTTTATTTGTCTTATGTCCCTCAAATATGCAGCCCGTTTCATTTAAATATGGTTTTTTGTTTCTAATATCTGTTGCAACGGTCAACAAAGCATTGTTCCCATATCTAAATATTTTGGTTAGTTTAATGGTTGGAACAATGTCAGCTCTCATAATGTCTTTAATAACATTACCACACGGAATTGAGGGCAATTGTTCATCATCACAAACCAATAAAATCTTTGTTTCAGGAGACACATTTTCCAATAATTGAGCAAAAAGTTTTACACCCACAAAAGAAAATTCATCTACAATCAAAACATCTTGTGTTATATAGCTTTGAAGCGCCAATTCTTTATGAATCGTTTGAGTGTGTCTTTCTGTTACATCAGCCAATCTTTTAGCTGAAATACCAGTGGGAGCTAATAATTCGTATGTAAATAGTTCTTCATCTAACATATTTATTAAAGCTTTAACAGAAGATGTTTTACCTGAACCAGCAGGGCCACATAAAATAACAATATTTTTCTCGTTAATAGTTTTCAATACATTTGCTTGTTCATCACTTAAAAAACCCTTGTATTTTTCCCACCTAATATTAAGGTTTTTGTTGCTATTTAGGCGTTTAATTAGTTCTTTGGATATATTTACCTCTGCTTGATAAGTATCCATTTTAGCCATGAATTTTGTACTATTATCATAGAAAATTAGAGGGCTATTCTCAGCCACTTCCTTCATTGCTGAAATACACTCAGGCACAATATCTTTAGCTATATAAGCAGCAACATTGGCATTAACTTTTGTGTTTCCTTCGTTTTCATTCATTCCAAGAACATACAATAATAAATATTCGGTTTGAATTTTGCTCCCCAAAAACTTTGGAGCATTTTCAATAATGACAGTGTTGGCTTTAAGAAAACTTTTTTCTAATACATCAATTAGTATATGATATGGATTTTCATCTAATTTATTCTTAATTTCGTCTAAAGAATGATATTTTTTAAATAGTTTTTTACAATCGTTGAGATTCAATCCATATTTAGGAAAAGTATTAATAATTTTCTGATACTTATAAACCCCACTAATTTTATCAATGTATTCATTAAGACGCTTTTTGCCAACCCCTTTAATGTTATCTATATCAATTTTATCCTCATCGCCATTAATAATCATCTGGACAAAACGTGGATAAGCTTCATGAACCTTGTTGGCCTGTGTTTCGTTCATAACAGACAATAATACAGAAACCTCATCTTCATCACTGATTTCTATATCGTCTAAACTTGGAACGCTAATTAATTCGTATTGCTCACCATATTTAGGATGAGTTTTCTTTTTAAGAATAACTCTATATTCAATATTATTTTGCAAGCAGCCAACATTGCCTACAATACATATGCTTTCTAAAGTTTCTTTATCATTACATAATTTAATACCATAAGAATCATTCTCATATACTGTCTTGTAAGGAATTATTTTCTTTTCTAATTCCATTTTTGTTCTCCTCTCTATCTTTTGTCTGTATTATACATCATAAAATAAAAAAAGTCAAATAAAAAAGACTAGATTTTCTCTAGTCTTTTATTTTTCTTTCTGTTCTTAACTCTAAAGAACCGTCTTGATTTACTTTTTCTATTAACATAATTGTATGTTTGAAAATTGAGCTTCTATATCTTTTTCCTCTGAACCCGTCCCCTTGTCTATATCCTACAACACATAACATTTTTCCTCTTGTAAACCAGCTATCATCAATTACGGTTTTATTTGTATCTGTGCCCTCAGATATTTTTTGTTCATAATAAGTATAAACTTCATCATTTAAACGAATTGTTACCACATCATTGGTGGGAGTCAAAATATCTACTGTCCTTTTATTTTTATCCTTACTTGTTACTGTACCACAAATTCTATAAAGATAATATTGGTTCCAAACAACCTCTTCACCATCTTTCTTAACATAATACTTAGTTTCAAATTCAGGGTTCTCTGGTAAAAGATTATAATCAATAATATTATATTTATCACAATCAATGTTATTTAATTCATGTTCATTGTTTGGATAAAAAGACGTGGAAGAAAAAGCCCATTGCAATTCATTTTCTTGTTTTATGTTCTCATGGTATAACAACTCTCTACCCCTAGAATTAAACTCATCCTTTACTTTATCCTGTGTAATATACTCTTTAATTTTTTCATTAATCTTTTTCATTTGTTTGTCTAAAGCTTTATCAATAATTATCATTATGTCACTATCATAATAATAATCAACATCTTCTTTTAATTCAGGGAACATAATTAATAAATCATTTTGTAAATCATGTGGCACTCTATAATGTTTTTTACTCTTAGCTTTTTCATCGTTTTTATAGAAATTCTTTTTCTGTTTTATTTGTTTACTTAACAAATAAGGGTTTAATAGCTCTTCGGGAACAGGAATATCATACTCTAATATTTTGCTCATATTTTGCAAAGTCAACTCTTCTTTTGGTTCATACATTAAAGCAAAATATTGTTTCATAATATTTGTTCTGCTAGTATCAAACTCATCAAAACAACCAGATTTAATTAAAGTTATAATTTTTTGATTTTTTAATAACGTATTTTTATTCTTTTGAACTTTGTTGTAGAAATCTTCAAAAGAACTATATGGACGATTATTAACTATTTCTCTAGCTGCTTCATTGTTTATCCCTGAAATACCACCTAATCCAAACAAAATAGTGTTGTTTTCTTTATTGGGTGTAAAAGAAATATTGGATTTGTTGATAGAAGGAGGCAAAACATCAATACCATGTTGTTTCATCTTGTAAATACTGCGAGCCATTTTGCCATAATCTATTGCTGTTCTTTTATCTGTGTCATCGTCTGATTGACTTTCCACTGTTAAACAAGCACAATTCCAATAGACTGAGGGGTAATAATAATTAAGATTTAATTCTTGTAGGGCGATAATAGAATAAGAGGTTGAATGAATTTGGGAGAAGGAATCGAGTGGATTTTTGTATTTCTACAACATATGAATTTTCATATTAATCCATCGGACTATATCTTTATAACAAAATTTGTTATAGATTTGCACTTCCACCAACGTACCAATAGTTAGTGTACTTCCTATCGGAATAGTCTCTACACGACCTCATAAGAAACCGCACGGTATTGTCAGCTATCTATTTTACATAGACCTTAGATTTTCTTAGTCAGCTGCTTCGTCTTTTTTAACGTTGTTATCTAGTTGTAACTCTTGAACAACAGTCTTATTCAGCTGATACCGTTAGCACTGTTAAATAACAGCACACCCCTGGTAAGGTTCACAAATCATGACCATTTCTACATAGCCAAATGACGCACCAAAAATAACATTCCATACATAATTTAAAAATTCTTTTCTGGTGCCTAATTTCTCTCCATATTCAAAAAATTGTTGCTTAGCTTCTTCTTGTAATTTCTGTGATTTCCGCGCAATACTTTTACGAAGTTTGTTTGCCTCTTTTAATGTATAACCACTTATTCTTTTATCCATACTTAGACGCATTACTTTTTCTTGACTGTCTGCTAGTCCATAAGAATCAATTAAATATTCCTCTAAGCATTTTTGTTCATCTTTAGAAAGCCCATAGCTTTCCATTTCATTATACCATTCATTAATATTGTTTTTAAAACGTGCATATTTATCTAGGGGAGATTCTTGTCCTGGTTGAGACATAAGCCTTAACAGGTTGTTTGTTGCAGATAAATCCATAACGCTTTTAGGATGAGTAGCATTTAAAGCGCGGACACTGACATTTGTATCAAATTGAAAAACACTATATATATTTTTAATTATATCCCACATTTTAGGGTTTTCATAATCTAATACATCGGGATGAATATATTTTTCATAGGTGCTCTTTAGACTTCCTTGCCATTCAATTAAATTGTCTTTAAGTAACAAATCTAACGTTGTGTGAATTTTATCTGTTGCATTGGTTTTTAACAAGTCAAATTTAATTTCCCCACAGTGTTCAGCGTCTATTAGGTCATAGCAAGAACATAAATCGCCTTTGGGAGATCGCATTGCAGCTATGAAATTGGTATAAGGTTCGTTCCCAATTAAGATGCCCGCTGCATGAGTGCTTCTTCCTGTTATCAATCCTTCTAAAGCCAAAGCACATTCTTTTAGCTTAGGATATTTGTTGACTTCATTAATAAATGTTTGAATTGGTTTTCTTTGCTTTTCCAAATCACCCTCAAAACAATCTTTTAAGCTCCAAGTAAAACCACGCTCAATAGGTATCATAGCTTTAATGTAGTTAGCTGTATCATTATTAATTCCCAAGCCTTTACAGCTTTTCTCTATTGCCGTTTTACTGGTTAAGGCAGAAAATGTTGCAATGCTTAACACCCTATCTTCACCAAAGAAATCTACAACACCCTGAACAATTTCATTCTTTTTTGATGATTCTGAATCTGTGTCAATCAATTATACCGTTGGTTATTTATTCCCAATACTTTAACACTGAATAAACAGTCGGTTTAGACTATATCTTCATCTCCAATTGGAGAGAGTGGCATTAACCGCGGGGAGTTTCACCCTACGGGGCTTAGTCGTTGCACCTTTAATGTATTTTTAATACAAAACTTGGCACAGTATCGCCATGTTCACGATTCAGGATGAACAAGGTTTTCACTGTTAGCAAGGATTTTCCTCACACCCAGCACTTTCACTGGTTAGCCACTTTATTTTCTATATGTCACCATATAGCCAAACTATGTTATTAATCTGGAAGTTCTACGCCGCGTTGTACGTTTCTCACTACCGCTATGTTTCCATAGCGGGATAGACTATTTCTTTACCCACTTATTTCAGTTGGGGTAGACTGCGCTAAAGCTGTAACCACATTCAGCTTGCTTAGTCGTTACACCTTTCCTTGACAAAGGGCTTGGCACGAGATTATCATAGATTTTCATCCTTAGACTTTCCTCGTTAGCAAGAATTACATTCTCACACCTATTGGTTAGATAGTTCACAGTCTCCACTTATATCATTCCTAATATAAGGCCCTAAATTTTTTATCCATGTCTTAATGATTTAGGATAAAAAATTATTTAAGGAATCTCCAAAACGGCATATAATCACCAAAAGGAACGGGGTCTATTTGTGTAATATCCAATAAATAACAAGAAAGACATGCACCCGCACTACCTCTCCCTGGCATAACTAAACTACCAATGTCCCATATTATATCTATTATTCGGGACATAGAGCTAAAATAACAGGGGATAGATGTACCCAATGCTTCACTTATTAAGCGAAATTGTTCAAATTCTTCATCTAATCTTGCTATATATTGTTCTATATTCTTAGGTTTTACACTATTACAAACCTTTTTTTCAAATCCTTTTTCAATTTGATAAAAGAAATATTGTTCATGGAGTGTTCTCTCGTTGTTACTATAAAAAGCAAAATTAGGATATTTAGAATACCATTCCTTAAACAAATGTCTGATTTTAAATTGAGGTAACTTCTCTTCGGGAATTTGAGGAATAATAGGATTGTGTTGTAAATCATATTTTTCAATTCTATCCCAAATTAACAACGTATTCTTGTACATTTCATCTATTTCTTTAATGGAAAATTGCAATTTGAGAAACGTTCTCAATTCTTCCTCGTCCATTAGATAAGTCATGGCATAAAATTTATCTACTTCTCGCTCACCCTCTTTAGAATTTAGATAGGTTTTATGCACAAAAGCCATGTCTTTTGTTAAATAATGAGCGTCAGTAGTAGGAATGATTCCTAGTTTGTATGCTTTAGATAATTCTTTCATTGCTGAATTAACTGTCACTTGTTCTACATTATCTTCATAACATGGTTGAATTTCTAAAAAGAAATTATCTTTACCAAAAGTATCAATGCACCACGTTATGAAGCTATGAATAGCTAATTTTGCTGTATTATCCCCATTTTTCCATTGCAAAATCATCTTATCTAAAAAGCTTCCAAGACAAGCGGTCGAGGCAATAATATGGCCTTTTTCTTGTCCAACAACCTCTTCTATATCACTATAATAAGTGGGTGTCCTCATTAAACCCCTAGAGAAATAGGCTCTTTTCCAAGCTCTTGTTGAAAGCTCTCTGATTTGTTTATGGCCCAAGGTGTCTAAAGCTGTTAAAATAAAATGATAATAAGGATAAACTGTTCTTTTTTCTGTTCTGTTTTCTTCGTCCTCACTTTCGTCCATTAAATAAATTTCATTCCCCAAAGCAATTTTAAAAGGTCTGTCTTTTTCCATTTTCTCATAATATTGTAATGCTTTAATATGTGAGGAAACACATTCATGATTAGTAATTGCAATACCACTTAATCCCAAGTCATAAGCTTTTTGAATTACATCTTCTACTTTGTTGACTACATCGGGAAAACCTAAAGCAGCATTACTGTATTCATCATGAACATGATTGTTAAAATACATTTCATCACCCCTTTAGAGCTTATATTTTTCTCCTGTTATTTTATAATAACCCTCTTTTAAAGTTTTCCATTCTTCATCGGACACTTTAGGAACACCAAGAGGCCACATATATTTTTCATATAACTTAGCCATGCAAACTCTTAGATATTCTCTTGTATGCCAATTAGCAAAAATTTTAGCATCATCGGGCCAGAAAATCATATCAAAATCGCTAATATCTAATAACAGTTGTTGAGTCCATCTACTATAATAACGACTTCTGGCTTTATATGCAGCCACATATTTCTTCACATAAAGCATGAAATCTAAATCATCATATTCTGATAAAACACCATGAGTTAATTCTCCTTTCTGCTCTTTTGCTCTTTTTTTTAAACCATCCATTGCATTACGAATAATAAGAGACGTTTGATGAAAATAGTGTTTGGGTAGATATGGCAATAATTCATAATGCCATAAATTTAATTTTGTATAATTGTAATGAGTTTTTGTTTTTCGTGCCATTTTAACCCCCTTAAAATAAATCTTCCCAAGTTTTTTCTTTATTATACACTTCGGCCTCAATTTTGTCAACAATAACTTGTTTCTTTTTATTACCATTCCATTCATTAATTCCTAATTTTCCAATAACGGAAATATTAAGAGGCACATTTTCTCCTACATGAAGTTCTTTTTTCAATTCTTTTGTGACAAAAAACATAATATATTCTACATCATTCATCTCAAATTTCAGCGTTGTTTGGTTGCGCCCCAAAACTTGTATGTTTTTACTTGAAATTTGTATGTCTACCATATAAAAAACAGGGCTATTTAAGCCGTTTCCCCATAGAGTGGAGTATTTGTCCCAATAACCAAACAAGTAGCTAGGAATGTTATTTTTTGTATATTTACCACACACTTCTAGGTAAGGCTCATCAACGGTAATATTGTGTTCTATATAATTTAAAAAATCTTCAAAATTATCTTTAGGAATTGAAATCCCAAAACTAGCTTGGTGACCCTCGGCAAAATACAATAAATTACTATCGTTGTATTGGTCTTTCATATCAACAGGAGAACGACACGAACCCATAAAACCCTTTTCGTTTTCATGGATGCAAAGCGTAGGTTTGTTATATTTGCTCATGATTTTATTAGCAATTAACCCTGTATAAGCACTACTTTCTTCTAACTTCCCAATAACTACTTTATCATATTCTTTTATAGTACAATCTTTTAATAATTTTTGCACCGTTTTGTTTTGATTGTTGCGTTCTTTTTTTATTTCTTTAGTTATTTCTTCATAATTGTCTTGGTTCCCAACAAAGCAATTAAAAATATCTTCTTTAAGTGCCATATTAGAAGAACGAATCGTGGCATTTAGCTTCGGAACAATGTCCCAAGCGAAACTAGTGGGTGTTGCAGTTCCTTTTGCTAAATTATTAATTAAGTATAGCAAAAATGGATTGTTAATTTTAGACAATCCTACATAATTATATAATCTATTTTCAATATTTCTAATATCCATAACATCAGCAATATTACTTAATGCTACTAAATCTCTTAATTCTTCATAGAATTTATCATTTTGTTTTTGACAGCAATACATAATAAATTTATACGTTACCCCAGCGCCGCTTAAATATTTATTTTGAATTTTGGGGCTATATTGATTGTTAATTGAAATAACCCCATCTAATGGAAGAATAGCATGATGGTCTGTTTGAACAATTTTGCAATTTAATTTCTCAACATATTTAGATTTACTTGCGTTTGCGTCAGGTATCCATAAAAGAGCGCAATCATCCTTAATTTGCCCCATAATATCATCATTTAACCCATGTCTTTTATCTTCGTGATATAAAACAACAATATTGTCTTTTGGCACATTAAGATGAATTAAATATTTATATGCTAAAACACTTGACACCAAACCATCTACATCGCAGTCTTGCAGAATATAAATTTTATTTTTCATTATGACCTCCTCAAAAAATATTTTCTCTATTTTTATATAATATTTTCCATGTGTTTATGCCTTTGTCAGAGGGACTGTCTTTATAATCCAACAAATCCCCTCTATCATAAACCACATAAACCTGACAGAACCCTTTGAATTGTTGTGCAATTTTGCTTACAATTCTTTCCCATCTTAAGTATTCTCGTTTTTCTTCATCGTTGGTAACCTCATCGAAATAATGATGATACTGTTTATCAAGACAAATGTTGACAGTATCAATTCCTAAATTTAACAACAAATTTCTTTTACTTTTGCTTATGTTTGTTCCAAATAATCCAACACTATTATTACAAGATAACATAGTTTCCATTTGAAGAACTGATTTTGGTGCCTCAAAAATATTAACTTCTTTTGTATTTTCTATATTGTATTGATTCATGTTTAATCCATACAAAACTTGACTAGTTGAAAACTTATATTCTGTTTCATCCAACATTTTAACAGGCATATATTTATATCCAAACTCTATTAATTCTGGATTTAAATTGCGTCCATGTATTCCCATTAAATTGCCTTCTTTATCAAAAACAGGAATAGTTATCATTTGTTTATAAGGATAAAAACCGATATGATATTTTTGCATTGTTTCTATGGAAATACCGTCTTTAATCCAAGATTTATGATAGCTTTTATCAAAAAAATTTAAAATGGATTTATCATAAGTCTTATATAAGTTTTCTTTTCTTTTTATTTTAATATATTTAGAAAGATTATCTTCCCAGTTATCTTGTTTCTTTTTCTCTTGATACCTTTCTACGTCTTGAATTGGAATATTACAAACAGTACAAATATATTTTATAGATTCTACAAAAGAAATATTTTTTACTTTAATTACTAAATCAAAAACACTATAAGCTCTACTGCATTGTGAAAAACAAAAAAATTGTTTGCTATCTTTATACCAATATAATTTATGACTAGATGAGTTGTGACAAATAGATGAACAAATGATATGTTTATCATTTTCTTCATAAACATATCCACCTAAAGATGTTATTAATGTATGAATATTTTTACTATTCATCTTGTTTTTTATTTCTTTAAGATTGATTTGTTTCATTTGTCACTCCCCTCCTTGTTACCATTGTTATCATTTATTTTTCACAAAGGTTTTTGGAATAGAATCTAAATAATTATTTTTTTCATCCGTGCAAAATAAATCTTTAACACGTCCTGTGCTGAAGTCAAAGCTCTGCCATACTTTAACATTTTGACCATATTGAGAATATCTAGCTTTATAAACATGGGTAATAATGTTTGGCTCAGTTTTCTCTTCTAGTCTTTTGCGGTTAATAATTGTTTGAGCTAAAGACAGCTCTTTTTTTCTAGGTTTCAAAACAATACAACCATTGTCTAACTTAGTTTTTAATTGTTTGCTGCCAAATAAACAATTTTCATCAATTAAATCATTTGTTTTTTCATTGCCGTTTAACTGCGTCATTGATAACAAACCTAAACTATAATCTTCTGCGCACATTTTCAACTCATTAGAAATAGCCAACAACAACATATCTTGTCTTAAAGAAGTGCCAATTCTTTCTTTATAGTCTTTGCCCACTATGCCATTATCCCAGATATAATCAAATACACCATATTTGCATTGGTGAATAATAGAACACTCTTTAATTACTCTGCGCAAATTAGTTAAAGTAAAATCTGGCATATCAATTAAACGAATATTGGATTCTCTGAGAATTTGTCCCGCTTTAATCAATCTATTTTTTTCTTCTTGTGTGAATTTGCCGTCTAAAATTTTATGAGTGGGCACATCTGCCACATATGCCGCAAATCTGGGTTGTAATTCTCTTTCTTGTTCCATTTCAGTATGAATATAGAACCCATTTCCTTGATAATTAGGGTTCTCTACGAACTCTTGTTTTTCTTTATCCCATAAATGAGTTACAGAAACAGAGCACAAATCCCCAATAGCTGCGGATGTTTTACCAAAACCTGAAGGTGCAGAACGTAATAACAAATGCCCTCTTTGCCAACCTCTATAAATAGATGTTAAATAAGGTGAATTAAGAACTGCTCCAAAAGAAGGTTCTAGTTGAAACTCATCCAACACTTTTTCAAAGCCCTCACCAGCCCACATTTCAGCGCGAACATTTCTACTATCAAATTTCTTTCTTAATTGATTATATTTACTTTCATAGAAGTTAAGTATGTATTTAATAGAATATTGATTTAATTTTTCAAAATTGATTTCACCATTTTCATTTTCTTCATAAATTTCAGAAATATCAACACCCATTTCTTCATACTGGCGAAGCAAACTTAATTTACGCACATTGTTATAATAGACCTCATAATTGTCAGGATTAACTAAATCTTTTACAGTGGGAATAAACTCTAAAAAATTATTATCCTCTAATACTTCATATTGAGCTTTATAGTGTTTACAAAAATTATCTACCATGATTTCATCTACTTCCATAGCCCCTTCGGTCGCTAAATGAGCAATAGCAGAAAATAGAATCATATGGAAAGAACACGGCAGAAAATCATCTTTATTAATTGGAAATTTTTTGTTTAGTAACAAGTCGGTGTTATTCAGCAAACAACCTAATGTCATATAAGCGTCATTAAATGAATAAATCATTGTCCTTCCCTTTCAGTCGATGATAATAGCTTTTAGAAGTGTTGGGCACATAAACTACCTCTTCTTTAAATTCCATGTCTTGATATTTCTCTTTATTATGGAAACATTCATTAGTATATTCCATGGCTTCTTTATAATAGCGGGGAAACACTTGCCCCAAACCCAATGTTACATCATAAGGTTTCTCTAAAATTAACACATAATAGCGCAAGGTTAGTAACAATTCTTTGTCTGACCAACCGTATTCCTCTTTATAGTGTTTAATTTGTTTAGTAATCCAAGCCCAGTTACAATCTTTTTCATAAATTTCATCAATAAAATCTGTTAGTTGCCTAAATTCGCTTTTTGGTGGAGCAGGATTTTGCTTCTTTTGAAGTTTGTTATAACAATTTTCATCACAAAAATATTGACGTTCTTTTGGATTAAAAGCTTTGTCCCTTTCTATTTCTTTTTTGCAAAAACGACATTTAACATATGTAGGTTTAGCCATAAATATACTCCTTGTCTTTTCTTTGTACACTTATTATAGAGGATTAAATTGAATTTGTCAATAAAAAAATAAAGAGAGTAGAAAATTTTCCACTCTCTAAATCGTTTCCTTAAAAAGAAATTTCGTATTCAGTTGCTAAATTAGTTAGTTTTGTATAAATGTTAGCAAGTTTAGGAATATCATTCTCTTTGGCCGAAGATACTTTCCTTACTTTTCCTTCATCATCGTATCCCAATTCTTCTTCTACAATCAGCTGCACGGTTTCAGGTGCAACAGCGAACACTTTTTGCATTACCTTTGGAATAATTTCAAAATAATCTTCTAGTGAGAACTTATCTTCTTTTTTCTCAAAAGGCACTAGAACACTATTAGATTCTTCGGCGCTGCTTTTAATTGCTTCCAACATTGTTTTCTGCATATTCTCCGCTGTAAACACATCCACCATAACAGGCATATTATATCGGCTTCGAGCAAAAATTGTATGAGTTTGTTTACAAATAGCAGAAGAGGGAATAGCATCGCCATTCTGGTCAATACCGTTGGGACGAGCATAAATAACAAAGTCACACAAATTTCTCAAAAAGCGTGTAGAACCCTTCTTTTTCTCCGTTCCAAAAGGCACTGTAAACATTTTAGTTACTATTTTGACTTTGTTATCCTTATCAATGATTTCTTCTTTCTTTTCTACCTCTTCTTCATGTGAAATAAAAATAACAGTATATCCATAAGAGGTCAGCATATTGATTTGATTTCTAAACATTTTTCGAGCCAAAAGATAACCATTAGGATTACGATTGTTTTTATCGGAAGAGTCTTGAACCAATCCAATGTCGTTTACCCCATACATTTTACAAACTTGAGCCTCGCAAATATTTACCAATTCCTCAGCAGTGTCAATAATAATAGTATTATAAAGTTCATGCGCCTTATCATACATATTAACAAGCTGATTATTAATTGTAACAAAAGTATTCCAATCTCTAATAGCAAACTTAGGACAATTAACAGCATTACCGCCATTTTCAGCCATTAACAAAAGAGGTTTAGGAAATCTACAAGATTGTTTTGTTTTCCCCGTATCATTGGGGCCATAAATCATGATTTTTTGTCCAGATAAATCCATAACCATATTACTATCTTGTTTTGCAAAAATATCAATTTTAGTAGCCATATTTTATTCCTCCTCTTTATTAAAACGGCATATCATCAAGACTCATGCTAGCCATGCGTTCTTTAATGGAAGATTTGTTTCCAAACTTGGGCTGAGAACTTTGAGTAGATGCAGAAGTCGCAGTATTATTAGATTGAATCTCTTCCAAGCGAATATTCATTTCTTTTTCTAGTTGTTTAATTGTTTCTTCATCGAAGGAGCCTTCCAACTCCATGGGGTTATTGCTTTTATTTTTAGGAATATCTGCGCCTACTAACTGGAACTCTTGTCTTGTAAAACCTTGACGAGTTGTCACCTTGCGTCCGAAACCACTATGAACAGGTTGAGTAGAACCACCCACATTAGCCACTTCGCAATAAAGAGTGATTGTATCTCCAGCCTCTAATTTGTCCACATATTCACCCGAAACTTCATCTACATAGCCCTGCATAATTGCGTCATAATATTCTTCGGGAACTACAATATGAACAACGTGCATATTTTTGAAATAATCTACCGTATAGACATCAACTAAAGCACGACCTGTTTCACCATTGTTGTCTGTTTCGGGTTTAATGCTTTTAATAATACAATCCATAGAAAATTCTGCCGCACCTTCACCAACAGAGTTTTCATCTACAACTGTAATAAAATTACCAGATAAATTGGTATAAGAGGCAACCCCATTACCGTTTCTATCGGCTCGTTCATAGGTGTTCAATGAAATAGTGCAATTTACACAAGAGGGAGTTACACCATTTTTAGCAGCTTCTTTTTTATCAATACCACTACTCATAAAACCAATCCAATTTTTCCAACCTCTGGTTTCGTTTTCTTCTGTTTCTTCGGCACCCTTAGTATAGTGAAAAATGTTATTTACACTAACTCGATAAACACCCTGTTTGTTTTCAATGGTAACTGCCCCTTGAATTTTTTCTCGTCCGTCAGGAAGCTGTTTTACTTCAATGTCTTTTTCGGAAAGAACTCCTGAAACCATACCATAACTTCTTGTCTGTAATACTTCTTTCATAATAATTTTCTCCTTAAATTTAATAATTTTTTTAATCTTTTTTTTCTGGAATAATAATTTGCCTGTTATCTCTTACACTTTTACACCAATTTAAAATTTCGTTTTTAGTTCTCCCTTCATTGAATTGTCGAATAACAGCATTAAGGCAGCCGTAGAATCCATCTGTAAAAGATTTAAGATGAACTTCTTTCATCTTTTCTTCTACATAGTCCACAATAATTTGTTCTGGTCTTTTTCCATTTTCTTCCATTTGTTCTTTGTTTCGCCTCCTAATTAAAATAATTCCTTGTGTTAATATTATGACACAAGGAATTATATCTGTCAACTATCTTTATAAAAAATTTTTAAATTATTTTCCTTTTCCAAACCATTGATTTCCAATTTTAATTCTGCCAGAGCCATGACATTTCCCAGCAGAGAAATATACATAATTACCATGAAGAACAGTTGCACCATGTTCTAGCACATAATCTACAGCGTCATAATTGGTTTGTGTTGGAGTGGTTTTTGATAGTTTAGAGGCAGTAGAAAATTGTCCTTTTTGAAAAACAACCCCTCTAATTGTATTAGGAAAACGACTATCTAACACACGATTCAATACAACCTCTACAACAGCTTTTTGCCCCTTAAAACTTTCGCCCCCCGCTTCTCTTTTTACAAGCTGAGCTAATAATTTTCTGTCGCTACTACTTACTTTAATTCCAGAATATTTTCCTTTACCATGATTAGTAACTTCTTGTTTTGGTTGCTGAACTGTCTTAGGTTTCTGGGTATTCTTGGGTTTTTTAGTAGGTTTTTTTGTTTTTTTAATTGGTTCCTTAGTTGGTTTGGGAGTTGTGATTTGAGTTGGCACGGAAGTTGTCTCAACAGTTGGAGACGCTGTAGCAACAATACTAGGTTCAACACTAGCTATTGCCATATCTTGAGCGCTCATCCCTGTTGTATCCACCAATGTCATTCCCATAACACTACATAAAAATATGCAATGAAACACCTTCTTTTCTACAAACAATTTAAATAAATTTTTCATACAATAAACTCCTTGTTAAAATGCAATAGACAACATTACATCTTTTATTTTTTCTTCTTTCACTTTGGAATATCTTTCAGTTGTTTTGATAGACTTATGACCAATTGTTTCTTGGGCCACTCTAATACCATAATTATCACACACATCACTTACAAAAGTATAACGCAAGCTATGATTGCTGATATTTTTGGTAATTCCTGCTCTTTTCGCAATATTCTTCAATGTTCTATTTATACACTCTGGGCGCATTGGAGTCCCTTGATTAGAAACAAACAAGTTCTCTGCGCCGTTCTTCCTAGTTTCAAGATATTTGTCAACATATTCTCTACAGGATTGGTTTAAATAAACTCGCCTAAAGCTTCCACCTTTTGTCTCAATATAAATATCATCGTTTTCATATTGTTCCAAAGTGATTCTAATTAGTTCGGAAACCCGCAATCCTGTACTCAAATACATTGCAACAATAGCTTTATCTCTTGCATTTTTCCCATATTTAATCAAGTCTACTGCTTCTTCCATGGGAATATAAGGTTTTTCTTTATTTTTAACCTTTACATTTTTTAGGTTTTTGGCTGGATTATTTTTAATTCGATTAATTCCATTCAAAAAACCAAAGTAGCTTTTCACAGCACTAATTTTTCTATAAATAGAGGCCGAAGCATAAGTATCTAAACTTGCCTTCCAAACCACTAAATCTTCAACCGTGATTACAGCCTCATTCTTATTTACAAAAGACAACATATCTCGAACATCTTTTTGATAATTTACAATTGTGTTTTTAGATTTTCCCTCACCTTGTAAATTCTTCAAAAATAACTCCATGTTTTCCATTCTTATTCCCTTCCTTTCGCTATTAGTATAGCATATACCACCACCTTTTGCAATATGTTTTTTAACAAAATTTTGAAGCCCATTTTGTGATAGGCTTCATGAAAAATATTAGCAATTCAACCAGATATTACAAAAATGTAACATCTATATTTATATATTCGACACAAATTTTATTTTCCCTTTATTTGTCATTAAACTCAAAAATTATCTCATTACAATCGTTTGTAGAACCATTTTTGAAAATAACAAATTCTCCGCTTACTTTTCCATAATTCCCATAATCCGCATAGATAAAAATTTCTGCACTGTCTGGAACTTCGTTCTTTTCAAGATATTCTTTTAATTTTTTAACAGTCATATTTTACCTACTCTTTCTTTCACTAATTTTGTTTAACTAAATTTCATTCAAGACAAATCAGTTCCTTTGCATAAGGTAATGTTTCAATCCATCCACAAAAAGTTTGCCATATATTGCGCATATTCTTCAATGGACGCGAATGAGATAGAGCCAACATATAAACGAAAATTACCATATTTATCACTTTTAAAATGAGGTTGTTTAACAATGGTAAATTTACCATATTTCTTTTCCCATTCTTGAACAGTATTATGATAAATACTATCATAAACACTTACCTCATATCCATCGTTCTTAAATTTGTTAATATCAATTTCATTGTAATATCTACTCCATCTATCGCCACAACAAGGACAATCCAAACCCTTGCTTACGCCATCCCAATAGCAACCAAGACTTTCGGCTACTCGGAGTGCTTCTCTCCCGTCATCAGCTTCAATAAAAAGTCTATGACAAACTTTATCATTTACAATAAAAGAGCCGCCTGAATTATTCTGATTAAATAAGTAAAACATAACATTACCTCCACTTTTAAATTGCTTTTTCTGAGAGCAAATTTATCAATTTCACAAAAGTTTACCAATTCATAACTCTTCATGCGACTTACTTTATTTCTTTTCATTATTCATTCCTCCGCTCACCATAACTACAAAAATCATTTTTCTTAGTGAAAACAATGTGCCCTTCACCAGACCATTGCGCACAAGGTTTTATATTTTCTTTAATTCCCCCTTCTATAATTATATTGTCATCACACCACATATCACAATTTTTACACCTTACAATTCCAACATCGTCTTCGACTTTTTCAAGTTGAAAATATGCTGGTTTGGTCATAATTTCGTAATAAGCATCTATATATCCTTTATAATATTCTTCAGACAAATCTTCGTGTTCTTCTTTTGCTTGTTCTTCCTCTAACACTTTTTTTAATACCACGGTTGCCAAATTTAAAGCAAACCTTAATGTAGCATCTTTCTTATTATACGCTTTAGCGTATTCAATAACTTTAATAGCGTTTTCTAAATACATTATTTGTTTTCACTCCAATCAATAGCTTGACCACACTTTTTGCAATAATTTCTATGTAATTTTTTGCCCAGTCATTCATGTTCATTTTTCTGTACCGCCTGTAATCAACTCCAAATATGGCAATCCCTCATGTTGAGTATTTCCTAATTATGGTAAGAAAGTTTTCATGCTGTTTGAAAGTTTCTGATATGTGTCATTTGTCATAAGCATAGAAACAACATTCTCTGTCAAAGTTTGTCTTGTTGCTACATCAAAATAATTTTTAACACCTTTGTTTATCTCATCACGAAGTTTTCTATCATAATTATCTATACTCTTTGCAATTTCATTTATGATAGAATTTCTTAAAACATCAGATTTAAACCTGTCTTTTAACTCGTTTTCTATTACTTCAGATAAATATTCTTCTCTAGTTACTTTCCTTTCAGGATTGTTCCACCCACCACCAATTGTTATTTCTTTCATCATAAAATTAGAGATTGACTCAGAAACAGTCTCTTTGATTTGTCTTTTCATCTCCTCTAAAATTTCATCTTTTAAGTTATCAGTAATAATAGATTTTATTTCTTCTTGTGCCATGCCGCTGGCTTCTTTTTCAATTGTGTTCTTTAAGGTGTGATAGATATAATCATGCATAAATCCTGCATCGACTTCTATTTTAATACCATTATTTTTAATTTCTGTCTCATCATTGTACGGACAGTTTTCATATCCCTTTTCATATTTACAATATGGTGTACCATCTGAATAGTCATATCCCTCAAAGTATTTACAATCTCTACATTCTTTCATTTTTCTTCCTCCTGTTTCATTTATTTTATTTCCACTGCGAATCCAACAATTTTACCGCTAAATTACATGCCATTAAATATGTTATCTCGTGAATTGTGCCGCCGTGCGTTTTGTTTAGCTTCGTTTTGAACTCATTAAGCGTTCCGAAAAAACAACCGGCGCGGACAAAGTATCCCTCTTCTGCTTTGAAGAAATATGTTTTCCGCAGCTCACTGCCGATCCTGTCAACCGCCACATATATGCTGTTGGTCAGTCCTTCATGACTGCATCCCTTGCCGAATCTGCTCAATTCGCCAAAGCGGCTCCATTTACCAAACCTACATCCCGTGTCGAAGTTGCTTTGCCCGCCAAAGTTGCTCCCGCCTCCAAATCTACTTCCCATGCCGAAGGTGCTTTCCATGCCAAAAACACACATCAAGCCGAATGTACTTTCTTGGCCAAAGTTGCTCCGCTCACCGAATGTGCTTCCCATGGCAAAACAGCACCTCGCTGGGAAAAATTTAATCTCTGTGTAATCACCGTGGGGACAGATTAACCTTCCCTGTTCATCTCTCTGAAATGTTTCTAAATCCTTTTTTGTGTATTTTTTCATCATCATTATATCTCCTTATTTGTGTATATATCGACTTTCATTTTCATTTCTCACTTTCCAAAATATAACCACCAACGATAAAAGGACGCATTGACAGTCATGCTTTTAAGCTCTTTAATCGCCTTGTTGTTCTCGATGTAAACCTCGATTTGAGACTGGACAAGAGTATCGGATTTAAGCTCGGGGTAAAGAGTAACAAGTGTCATAGCACCTTCGGGAGCAATATCTTTAAAGATACCACTTTCGTATTCCTGATATTGCTTTACCACATCTGTAATTTGCTGCTCGATTCCGGCATTTTCCTCCTCATACATGGCTATTTTTTTATCAATGCCAACTCGGTCAATTACACATCCAAGCAACAAAACGACAACTATAATTGAGGCTAAGCTGACAACGGCACCAATGATTTGAAACGCAACGCCAACAATCGGTTTATCGAGTTCAAGCTTAATTCCCCAAACAGCCATTAGAATACCCAGGACGAGAATAACAATAATCATATTTAATCTCCTTTCTTATTCCTTTTTAGTCATCACATCAAATTTTGTGAGACAACTTTTACAAATATTTTCTTTGATGTACATATTTGAAATTTTCTTCCAGACCTTTGCTTTTCTATAGCCTTCTAGCCAAATATAACGTTTGCATTCAAGGCATAAATGCGGAACGAACGCAAATCGATTACAAGAAAGCATCATGTCGTTTTTCCCTCCGTAATAAATTTTTCAAGTAGCGCCATGCAATTTGGACACAAATCCAGAACTGTTTTTGTGCATTCCGTTGTACCGGTTGCGTTTCGTCTACATATAGCAATAGAATTAAACACCCCTGGCTGGTTTCCGAGGGGATAATGTTCATGCAATTGTCCACAACGATCACATTTCTTAGCAAGAGCCATTATTTTTCTCCTTTTTCAAATAATTGTAAATAGTTTCACAGCGATTCCGATATTTGCACTCAACAAGCGTATCACCATAAAAATATGAGTCGCCATAATTTGATTTAATATGCTCTGGTCTTTGGGTTACTTGGGGCTCAAAATCCGGACAGTCCTGGCAATAGATAGAAATATTAAATTTAATCATAATTGTTCTCCTTTTATTAGCTTAAAATATCAGGTATTATTTATCTCTTCCGCATTCGATAATCAACTCTGAATATGGCAGACTCTCAATCCAATCACAGAATGTATGCCACTCTTCAAGTTTATGATTTCGTCTCGCAAAATACATAGATTTTAAAACTTGATAGTTTAACTGAACCGTGCGCTTTTGGTTGTAGGATTGCGGGAGCAGTTCAATCATATTCCTCCATACTACTTTATCTTTCGTATCCAAATACTCTTCTCTCAATATATTTAGCCTATCTATTGTCTTTAATAATTCATTAAATTCATTTTTAGGTTCTTCATATTCTAATAGATAACTTACACTAGGGTGAGAAATACCAAGTTCACTTGCTATTTTTCTTTTGCTCAATCCTTCTAAATACATTTTTTTTGCTTCTGGAATTAAATGAAGTAATTTACTGGGGTGAGATTTAACAGGTTTTCCTTGTAGACCAGTTTTATAAGAATGCTTAATATTTTCTTTTTGTGTACACCACTCCAAATTTTCAACACGATTATTTTGTTTATTACCATCAATATGATTAACAAACGGTTTATTGTATGGATTATTAATAAATAATTCAGCAACTAGTCTATGTTTTGGATATTGTTTTCCCTTAATTGTTACAAATAAATATCCATCTTTATGTATGGAACCTACAATTTCTCGTTCGTAATAACCTCGTTTACCGTCTTCAAAATGATGTTGATTATATTTAACTTTAACTCTACCCTCGCTGCTAACTTCATAATTAGTATTGTTGAAAACTCGCCATACTTCTTCATCTTCCCTTAACGGAGGAATAAAAGTTTTATGTGTTGGAGAATACCCTCTTAAATGTTCACAACTAAAATCCTCTATTCCAAAAGCTTTATGCGTCAGTCGATGCATGGTAGACGTACTATTTTGCACAACCCCGACACGATATGTCGAAAATTGTTCCCACCAAAATCTTGGAGCGGTAATGTCACACGTTACGTTAATCATACGCAAGAACTTAGCATGGTCGTTGCCAGCTTTGGAGAGTGATTTCATGAGTTTAAGATCGTTTTCACCAATATGAAATCCTACTCCAAGATGTTCTTGAGTAAAAGCGTCCATATGCGTAAATTTCCAGCTATCACTCTTATCCCAACTATTCATCGGATTACGCATTCCACGAATAGCTGCTTCCCAACCAAACACATCAATATTTTCAATTTTAATCAATAGTTTTGCCTCCTTAATTTATCAATTTCACAAAATTTACTAATTTGAACGCAGCCAGTTTTTTCTAAAAGTGCAATTTTTTGTAAGAATATCTTCTTTTTCATTTTTCACTTCTTTATTTTTCACTTCATTTTTGAATTTTAAATATATTTCATAACACTCTGGACACAAATCTTCGCGACCTAATTTGTACCAACCTTTTGGAGCGGCTTCAAAAGCCTGCAAAGAATAATTATATTTTCCTCCTATCTCTGCTTTCCCACAGTGGTCACAAATATAAATCCATTTCTTAGTTCTCAATTTACACACCCCATAATTTTAACAACCAACTCATTCCTATTATAGACAAAATCAACAAAAATGCAACACATAAACTTGATTCTATCCAAAGTAATATTGTTTTAAGAATTTGTTTAAATTTCTTCATCTGTTTGGCTCTTTTTTAAATCTGTCTTTCAACTCATCTTCTATTGTCTCAGATATTGAATTAGAGACAACGTCTTTAATTTGCGCTCTCATATCCTCTAGGATTTTATCTGTTAAGTTTTCAGCAATAATAGATTTTATTTCTTTTTGTGCAATGGCTATGATTTCTCTTTCTGTTATATTCTTTAATGTGTAATAGATGTAATCTTGCATAAATCCAACATCAACTTCTATCTTACCACCATTATTTTTAATTGGTGTTTCGTCATCATACGGACAGTTTTCATATCCACCTTTACGTTCACAATAAACTGTTCCATTCCAAAAATCATATCCATCATAATATTTGCAATCTTCACAGTTTTTCATTTTCATTACTCTCCTTTTCTGAAAACGCCTCTAAAGCGTCTCGAATTAGATTCATATCTCTATAACACATTGTTCCCTCGCAATATCTGGAATCTAAATTATAACGACATTCACCACAAAAACCATATTTTACAACAATATTGAAAGCACTTTGTAATTCTTCATTCATTTGTTTCTCCCTCTGTGATTTATTAGTTTGATATGGTGTCCAATTGAAAAGACAATTTTCGCCCCAAATGCAATGCTTATCAAAAAAACCATTAAGACCAAATTTACAATTATGTCCAAAAATAATACCCCGCCCAAAAGAAGAATCTCTTCCAAACCTACATTCTTCTTTAACAACGCAGCCGTCTCCTAATTTCGAGTAAGAACCAAAGACACTTTTTTTATAAAACAAACAATATTTTCCAAATATGCAGCCTTGGTCAAAAATACATGCTTCATGAAATATATTGCTATTTCCGAATTTACAACAAGCTCCAAAACTACAATTCTCTTCAAATACACACGTCTCGCCGAAGCTACATCTCGCCCTGAATCTACTACAAAAACCAAATTTACATCTGTTATCAAATCTGCATTTCTCACCAAAACTACACCTGTATCCAAAGGTACACCAGCTGACAAATCTACATTCCTCGCTGAATCTGCTCCAATTGCTGAATATGCTTTCACCATCAAATTTACACCTCTTTGGGAACTTTTTAATCTCTGTATAATCCCCACTAGGGCAGATTAGCCATCCGCGTTCGTCTCGTTTGAATGTTTCAAAGTCTTCTTTTGTATATTTTTTCATCATAATTCCTCCTTTTTAAAAATAATATTTTACATAATTACCAATCTGATTCTTCCAATTGTTCAGTTATCTCTATGAAATCTCTATTACTAAGTGTTTTATCTGATTCATCGAATCCCATTTCTTCTTCATAACTAGGCATCCAAATAGGCTTAACAGTACATTCTCTTGCGTCAACCAAAGTCCATTTTTCACCAAGGTACATAAGAAAATATATTAAGTCATCCTTATACACTACATCATAAACTGTCATTGGATATTCGCCACCATGATAAACTTGCATTATAATCTTCCTTTCTAATATAGGGGTGGTTTTGGATTAAATAAATATGGGGTAGGTTTTGGTCTTTTAATTACGATTTAAAATTTCAAATTTCGGAAATCAATTTGAAATTTCCAAATTCAGATTTATTAACGTTCTCGCCTTCCTCTTGGTTTGAATTCTTTTTATTATCTTTGCTTACCCCTTCTTTTTCTTCTATCATTTGATAAAACAACGACTTAAAAAACATCTTGCAATATTCGCTAAATGTCAGCGGTTTTTCTAAAAGCTTAACAACTTTATGACTGTAAACATCAAACCTTTGCTCGAGAATACGTTTAATTAATTCAGGATTTTGTTTTCCCTCCAAAGATTTAATGTCCAAAAATTCTTTCCAAAGAGTTTGTTTTGTATTGTTTAGAATAATTGTATCGTTAAGAGTTTTATAATTGTTTTCTTCGGTGGCTAAATTACTTGCCAACATTAAAGACAGAAAACTAGGAAGAAATAATTTATATTTATGAAATCCTGTTTTGCCCCAAGCTGTAAGTTTATTAATGTAGTCATTTAAATAATAACAAAATGGACAAATGTAAATATAGTCAAATGGTACATCTACAATTTTCAATATTCCCAAATATGATTCTCTATAAGAAAACTTAGAATTTTCATAAGATAAAACCAATTCTTCATCACAGAGATTGCAAAACGCATTTTTCTCACTCGCTGGAGAAGCATATACCTCTCTCACACCCAAAGGCTCCACATAAACATACTTACAATCAAAACCAATTTTCATAAAACACAACCTCTTTTCTTTTTTGTTTTTATTATATATCACTTTTAAAAATTTTTCAATAGTTATTTTATTATTTCTCCTGTGGAATTTTTAATTTTCGCTATTACCATATCTTCCTCGCCCCAGGAAAATTTTTGTTTCGCTATTACCATCTTCTATTTTGCCTCCTAAAAATTATGCAAAATATTCACAAAATATACATTTTTTTATGCAGGAATTTTGCATAGTTTGTATTTTTATACATATAATTTTATACATTTCTATGTATATACAATTATACACAAGTGCAATAAAAAAAGGATATAGGAAAAACAACCTTTTTAGGCTTATTTTTTCCTATATCCTTTTGGATTTTATAACGGAATTAAAATTTACAATGTCAATATATCAAAGTAGAATAAAAAAGTCAAGTGTTTTTTGCTGCAAAATTAAAAAAATGTAAATGATATAATTTTATTCCTTGTTATATATAAAGGGGCTATAAAAAATTTTCAAAAAAATTATAAAAAAGTGTTGACAAAAACAAAAAAATCATTATAATTAAAAGTGTTCAGAGGAACAAACAAAAAACGGAGGTATTAAAAAATGAAAAAACCAATCGCAGCACAAGGATTGACCAACGTATTCTCTATCGCTATTTTAGCGATAGATGAACAGGAGGATAAAATAACATCGTGTTTTTATAACATGGATAAACAGGAAAGCGTGCGAACAACCAGCATTTTTTGGGACGCAAATGACAACGCTTATTTTAATAGGTATAGAAGAAAATATTTTTTAAGCGATTTTTTGCGCGTGTAAAAATTTTATAAAAAATAAAAAAAGGATGGTAAAAACAATGAGAAAACTTATTAATAAAATTGAATTAAAACCTGTCGATGGTCGTAAATCATTCTATAATAAGTGCACCTTATTAGAACGACACGGTACTTATTATCTCTATTCATATACTACATTAATATGTAAATGGGATAAAAACAAACGGGAGTTTGAGAAACTATGGAATGGATGGTCACAAACAACACAACGACATGTCAACGCTTTCATGCAGTACTTAGGAATTGATAAACATGGAAAAAATTGGTGGGTTTCTTTGAAATGCTGTCAACCGTATGTTTATTAAAATAAATAAAAAAGAGGGTAAAAACAATGAAAAAATACATTCATAAAAGCAAATATTTTTACAGGAACAAAATTACTGATTATGGCTTGGAAAATGGTTATATTGATTATGCCACGCTTGCAAAAGCCTTTGATACGGTTTTAAATAATGACATAATGAAAAAAACCATGGAAATAGGCTTTTGGGAGCAAATAAACGGAATTATTGATAATTCCGATAAAATCGAAGAACTAATTGAAAAACAAGAAAAAATAGATGATCTTCTCCGTGATATGATAGACAACGACAAGGAAAACACGGAGGAATATAATAAACTTGAAGAAAAAAACAATGAAATCGAATCCGATATACAGGAATTAAAAGACGCAGAAGACTACCCGCCGGAGATATTTCAATATTATATTATATCGGATGAAGGCGCGCGTATTTTATGCGAGCTGACAAGTGAAAATGTATTTTATAATGAAGAACTAGATTTGTATATTTGGGGTGTGACGCACTGGGGCACCTCATGGGATTATGTTTTAACTGATATTCCCCTTAAGGTGGAGGGCTAAAAAATGTATTGTGAATTTTTAAAAAAAGAGAATGGAAACACGATAAAAAACGCGGCAATTATACGCTGGGGTGATTGCAATCAATTTTACACCTTGCAATCATACAATGATATAATAGCGGAATACAACGCCGACATGAAAACATTAACTATTGCCCCGCAGGCGTTTATAACCTTACCTACCACCAGAAAAATAGCGACATTGTTTTTAAAAAAATATTTACACTTTGACAACGAACAAATAAATTTTATTATGTACGGAACGCAAAAAAAATATTACATTGTCAATTGTGACGGTTTGACTATCACAATAGAAAGGGGTAAAATACAATAAAAAATATTGCTTGTTTTGAAAACATAAAATAAAGCCCCTGAACGGGGGCTTTATTTTTTATAGTATAATCTATCCACTTCTTTATTCTAACGCCTGAAATGGTTATTTTTTTATTTATAAAAATTTTTTAAAAAACTATTGACATATACAATAAAATCTTTTATAATATAAATGTAAACAAAAGGAGGAATAAAAATGATTTATAACCAGTACAAAGAAAAAACTTTTGACATTGAAACACGGGCGCAATACGATGATTTTTATCTTCTGGTAAACCAGGATAAAACACTAACAGAAGAAGAAAAGTTTTTTTTGGCTCGTGCAGCTTGGCAAAATTATATAGAATATAATCGGGACTAAGAGAGGACAAATCAATGAAAAAATATAAAATCAGAAAAAATAGCCTTGTCGATAAAATCCGCTTCTTATGGCGTTCAAAACATGAGATTTTAGAAGTGCTAAAATTGTTATTATGGATTTACACATTGTATATTATAGGGGCGCTATTATGTCAAAGTATAAAATAAAATTAAAAATTTTTAAAAAGGGTTGACAGCCATAAATGAAAGTCAAAAAAAGAGGGATAAAAAAATCCCTCTTTTTTATTTTATATTTTAATATCGGATATATGAAATATTATATATAATTATTTTTTATTATATTATTTTATAATGCTGTATATTATATCATAGTATGATAGTAAGATATTATAATAGCACATACGCAAAAAATAAAATATAAAATATAAATTATAAAATAGAATATTGTATACAATAATATAATAATAGAATGCAAGGCATATATAATATAATAGAATAAGATAGAATAAAAAAGATATAATAAAATAGTTATATCTTTTTTTTATTTTATAAAATAGATTGTGTAGAAGTAGGCAAATTATACAGGAATATAATATATATAATAGAATAAATAAATATAATATTATTATAATATTATTGTATGGCCTTGTGAGGCTTTGAGGGACGTTATAAGAGGAAAGAAAAAGGAAGGTATAGGGACAAGGGATAGAGGGGTAAAGGGGTTAGAAGGGAAGATAATGGGGTTTGTTGTATTATATAATTTATAGTTTCGCTATTACCCCCTACCCTAAAATCAAAAAAGCATTATACATTTTTTTGCATAAAATTATAATTAAAATAGGGATTTACCCCTAAAAAATCCCATTTTCTGAGCTGCCAAAGTCCACTATAGTACTTATAATGTATATTATATGGACTATTATGCAAACTCCTATGCATGCCAGAGGGGGTACTTTTTGGAATATTTATGCAGAAATTTTGAATATTTTACCTGTAGCTACTACAAAAATCCAACACTTTTATTATTCCCTCTTCTCTGCCTCACGCATAATTTCTCTCTTTTTTTAATATATAATACTCATTATATATCCCTCTCTATCTCATTCCTTCTGTCTAATATATAATACATGTTATATATCATATTTCTTTTTCTCTATCTTTAAATAATATCATTTGATATTATTTCATTTAGTATTATTTTCCTCTTATTCTCTCTCACTTCATTTTTTTAATTAATACTAAATGGTATTATCTCAATCAATATTATTTTTCTCTCTTATATTCTCTCGTATTCTTTTTATTTCTTAATATAGTATCATTTGATATTATATGATATATTTTAAATTTCATTTAATATATAATCCCCATTATATATTATATAATATATATTAAATATTATTTATATATATAAAAATTATAATTATATATACCTAGACTTCAATACTAGATATAATAATATTTCATACTAAAAACAAAAGTTATCCACAGTTTTTATGCCCATATGTGGATAACTTTATACTTATCCACAGGTTATCCACAGTTTTTTGTCTATTCTTGTATTAATAGAATATATATAGGAGCAGAATAGACAAAAATTAATTTTAAGGGTTTATGGGCTCTTTTTTTGTCCTCAAGGACAAAAAATGAATAACGAGCCCAGACCGCGAAGTTGGACAAATTCAGATAAGAGTTTTCCATTTATGGTCTGGAAAAAGGGCATGAATTTCATCTTCGGACATATTGTATAGGCGGGAATCATAGATGAGGATATATTCATCAAAGAACAAAATATCGGGGTTATAGATTTGACAAAAGTAATAGAAAGATTTATATAAATCCATTTTCTTTTCGATTACAAAATCTCCTTCGTCTAGGAGGGCTAAATATTGTTCTCTGAGGTCGGTATAAGAATCGTATACTTTTTTAAATTTGAAATATTCTTCCATTAGAAATCCTCTTCTTCAAACATATTTTTCTGTGTGTTTAGAGAGTTAAGTTTTTCCCAATATTCTTTATCCCTTGCGTGGCACATAAATGAGGACGTGCGGATGATAAAATACTGGAGAGTGCATATATAGCGCACGATTTTGCGTGTATCTTGCTCTTTATTTTCAATTAATTTTTTGAGTTCGATTAAAGATTTTTCCATTGCCTCTTTGCCCGAGATAAAAATATATTCATCAATCGAGCTGCAAATATATTCAACACCATAAGACAAGTTCTTTTGCATTTGCGCGAACTCTTCATAAGAATGATTTTCTTTCATCATTGCTTTGATGTTATCTCTGACGAAATATCTTTGGAGGTCGTGATATTTTCCTTGGCGCACCCAATGAGCTTTTTTCGTGGCGAAGAGCTCAAGGGGCATAAATTTAATTATTTTTTTCATCTTTGGTTCGGCTCCAAAGCTGTGAACCCATGGGGAATACCAAAATAATCAATTAAGAATTGTTTATATTTTCTAGGGGTCAATTCTCCATTAAGTTCTTCCCATTCATGGACGCAAGACGTGGGAATCATAATAGTTTTATTAAACACGGTATTAATAATAAAGAAACCCGTTTCTGTGTATGCGTTTTGAGTTTGGGTATAGATTGTATCTTTCATTTTACACCTCATTCAAAGATTTTTTTATATTTGTTCTCATCGTTTTGGAAATCATATTGGGTTCGATCATTAATCATTGAGTCAATGAACATTTTGCGGCTAACCATTGTAAGAGTGTCCAGGCTTTTTGCGGTCAAGACTCTTGCTTGAATTTTTTCATTAAGCTCTTTCTTTAGTTCGCCAATATTATATTTAATTCTTTTCGGGTTCACAATCATGGCATAACAAGAATAGAATCCATCATATCCAAGCCGTTCTTCACACTTTTGACTTGTGAGCGCATAATATTTTGGCAGCAAATGTTTTTTAGAGAACATGAGTTCCGTCATACCTCTGATACCTAATTCTGTAAGAGATTCTGCCTCGATTTTAGCAAGAATTTTACCTTCAGGGCTTGTAGCGAGAACATTTTTATGCTTAATCCAGTCTTGAGTTTTGGAATATAGTTTATAGCCTCTGTTGATAACAATGCTTTTTTTATTATCCATGGATTTAAGTGCCGAGCGCACAATAGGTTTCAATATTTTTTCGTATGTCGTATCCACAAAGAAATCTAAATCAGTTAAATTAAACTCATTAAGCGCACAAATTGCTACTTTAGAAAAATCGCTTGCGTATCTGACTTGTTTGAAATTTTTATTTACCATGTTGCACCAATATAATAATTCCATTGTGTTGAAAAATATTAGATTATCATTCGGAGGCCCTTCTTTAGCAAAAAGCTCTGAAATAATATATTCAATATATGGCGCATAAATTGCTCTGTTGTTAAACAAAAATCTTTCTTCTGTATCTCGCATTCTTAAGAAAATATATTTCGTATTCCTTTTTTCATATTCGCAAATGCCGTCAAGTTGATTTAGTTGTTTTATTTTAGAGCTGCCTCCGAGCTGCGGAATATTTAGTTCTTGACACAATTGTCTATAAGTAATTTCTTTCTTTTCTTCAATTAGACGGTTTAGCGCTTCATAATCTAAACTGTCTAACGTCATTAAATCTTTTCCTCTCATTGTAAAATAATATTATATCCTCCATATTCAATTAAATTTTTTTCTACCTCATCTCTGAAGAAAGCAGACCAAAAAATTTTATCTTCATCTTGAAACATAATTCTAATAAGCTCAGTTTGAAAATCATCAAGGGTCAACATTTTATCCCACCCGAGAGCGTGTTCATAAATATATTTATTCAAATCTATGGAGAGGGTTAAGATTTTTTCAAAAGGAAATTCTAGGTATAAATCTTCTGTAAAATTTTGTTCAGGCATTTGCAGCAAATAAGTTGTAGTTTGTTTCATTGTGTTCTCCTTTAGATTAATTCGTAGGTTTTGCCCTCGAGTTCTTTACCAATGCCCACTTTCATTCCATTGTTCCATTGAAGAATATAGTATGTGTGCGTTTCTTCAACAACATCATATTCTTCCTCTTTTTTCCAAATGTCGTTAGCAATTGCGTTATCATATACTGCTTCTAAAAATTTAATTTTCTTCTGAGGCTTCAAGTTTTATAGCTCCTTTTTTAACTAAAGTTTCAAACAGTTCCAAAAAATACTTTTGAATCAAGAGGTCATGTTTAGATTTGATTTCGGTTCCGTCTAAAAATTTTTCAAACACATAAGGGCTCAATTTGTTTGTGCTTTTTCTAAAGAAATGAACTTTTAAGGGCCCATCAATAAGCGTTGGTTTATTATAAATGCGCAATTCGCATAAATCAAATTCTTTTTTATTTTTTGCGTATCCAATTGTGCTCATATGGCAGGCATAAGAATCTGTCATTTTATCATAAGTTAATTTTTTAATAAAAGGAAGTTTAGTAAAATCAATGCACGTCTTAGGAATTTGTCTAATAAAACTCATTGTTAAAGCCATTTTAGCTCTCCTTTTTATTTAAATGATATTGAGCAAATCTTTCCCTTGCGGCTTGACGTTGTTCATCTGTAACTTGTCTTTTGGGCGAAGGAAACTTAAACCAAGAGATAGGAATTTTAGCATAAACCCAGTTTTCAGGATTTGTCACAAGATTTACATCATCTGGATATTTTTCTTTGAGCTTGTTAAGCTTATTAACATATTTTCCTACATTTGTGGAAATTCCCATATAATCTCTATCAGAGAAAAACTCTAAATAAAATTCTTTAAAAGATTGAGCCAAAATCAATTCCACCTTTCATGAGCATATCCATTAACCGTTGTATAGTATATATTCTTTATTCCTTTTTCTTTGAGTGCGGTTTCGCAAGCAATACATGGTTTAGCTAATGAAATTTTCCCGTTCTTCAGCGCACGATATACAAACACATTTACCTTTTTCCAGTCAACATCATAATCTTTTGAGCGCACAAGACACATCATTTCAGCATGGAGAGAGTTTTTATAAGAGTTGGTGTCAAAACCACGACACTGATTATAATGTTTTTGTATCGGATTTTCTTTTGTTGTGTTCCAACCTGTCGCAACAATTTTATTTTTATAAACGAATACTGCGCCAATATGCACCCTGGGAAAATCGCTGAAGGAGCTTGCGTTCCGAGCTAAGTCAAAATATTTATTTACTTGCGAGTCAGTCATTTTTACTCCTCATCCATAAGTTCACATTCACCATAAAGTTCTAAAAGGCAATCGCCTGTTTCATTCTGTGGATAATCTGGGTGTTCACACTCTCCACTATAATTTTCGTAATATTCACAATAAATCATTAAAATCTCCTTTTCAGAACCACATTCTCAACAAATTTTTTAGCTAATTCATGGTTCACTTTTGTTATTTCTTCTTCACTTTTAAATTCTAATGTCTTGTGGTTGTCGATAATGTAAGTGTAATTATAATTGTTTACATTGTTATCAGAATCATTGCCATAGTCAATGTTTAGTTTTTCAATCTCAGGAGACATAATTAAGATTGTTTTCGCATTGTAAGCCCGAACATATTTATCAATTTCTTTTGGCTCTCTACAATGGATAAAGATAATATTATTTCCGTCTGAACCTTTTTTTGTAAGAATGTTTTGAACAGTGTTTTGAGTTATATTAAAAGTATAATTTCTAAGGTCAACAGCTTGTTTAATCAAACTAAACATTTTTCTGTTCATAGCGGTCTTTGCTACGTCAAACCCAATCTGTTCAACCAAGTGTAAAATCGGCTCTATGGCTGAAATATTGTATACTCGATAATTTACACTCGCTAAATATTTTTTTACCTCTTTAACAAAACTGTCTTTCCCAATTCGGGGTTTTCCATTGATAATATATACTTGATTCATAACTTATTCCTCAATGATAATTTGCGTGTTTTCAGTTGTAAAATTCTCTTTAATAGCCTCAATTAGAGTATCTTCGTCACACCACTCTCTAAATAGGCACTGGTGTTTAACGCATACGCTACTATCTGATTCAAATGATGCAACGCATAGACTTGTTAATAAAGTTGAGAAATCAACAATGGTGTCCAAATCAGATTTCTCCAAAGTAATCACTGTTTTAGTTTTTTCTTTCATATTCAAAACTCCTTTCTTGATTTAATGATACCAGTTTTATTTTTCTTTGTCAACACTTTTTTCTGGGTTTTCTAAAATATTTTTCACAACATCCATAAGAGCATTATATCCCTCTTCTATGTTTTCATAGAGCTCTGGAGGCTCTTCATTATCCATAGACGGTTGTAAATATTCTTCTACATTATCTATACCTTTTTTCTTTAGATAAGAATAAATATCAATGTGTTCATTGGGCTTAAACAACGGTTTTACTTTCATTTTTCCTCCTTTTCCCACATGTTATCCACAAGTAAAACATTTTAATTAAAAGCTTTTAAAATATTAGAAGCAATTCTTTGAATTACAGGTACACATACTGAATTTCCTGCTTGTTTATATAAATGACCATCGCTAATATTTCGTGGCAAACTAAACCATTCAGGGAATCCTTGAGCATTAAAACATTCGCGAGGTGTCATTTTTCTAATACCATTATCTGTCTTAATCAAACAAACATTGTGTCCACCCATTCCCTGATTTGCAGTTAATGTTGGAACTACACCTGATTTGTTTTTACGCACATACTGTCTTCTCCATTGGTAAACAGCTCTATCATCATCCATTGCTTCTACCAGTTTATCATAAATATCACCTTTATATTTTCCCGGTGTATAGTAATATTTCTCATTCAATTTTGTATGGAAATCAATAATATCTGACAATTGGGTTGTCAATGGTACAGCATCTGGAAACTCAAATTTATTATACTGCTTTTCATCCAAAAAGCCAATAATATAAATACGTTCCCTGTTCTGCGGAATATTGCCATATTCCATTGCATTAAGCACTTTATACTTTATATGATAACCAAGCTGAGTAAGCGTATCTAAAATTACAGCAAATGTATTTCCATCATCATGTGTAACAAGATTCTTTACGTTCTCTAAGAAAACAATCTTAGGTTTCTTTGTTTTAACGATTCGCACGACCTCAAAGAATAATGTTCCTCTTCCTTTTGCATCTTTGAACCCATGTCTATGTCCAGCAATACTAAAAGATTGACAAGGGAATCCCGCTAAAAGAACATCAAAGTCAGGGATTTCTTCAGCGCAAATATTTCTAATATCTCTTTGGTCAATTTTTATTTTTGAATTTAATTCATAAGTTAGCGCTGCATATTTGTCAAATTCGTTAGCGTAAACAATTTCAAAATCATTAGCTGTTTCAAAACCTTTGTCTATGCCTCCGACACCAGCAAAAAAAGAAGCACATTTAATTTTTTCCATTTATATTCTCCTTATTTTCTAATATTTCATCTACAATTTCAGTACGGGGGTAATAATGCGCATTTTTAATATTTGTCTCGGCTTTCCTAACCTCACCCAGTAATCTCTCTAGTCCCCGAACGACATTTTGATTTTCTTTAATCCACCCAACCAAGGGAGCCAATTGCAACTGAATATTTTTAGCCTCTCGTCTTTCATTTCTAATAGATTTTAGTGCTTTTGCAAGCTTAGCATATTCATGATATTTAATATCATCTAGTTCTATTTTGTGCAATATATCTTGTGTTTCTTTGCTTTTGGTTGTTTCAATGTCAGCTGCTATACTATAATCCTGTTGACTTTGGCGCAAAAACTCTAAAAAATCTGAAAGAGATTGGCTTGTATCCATGTTAGCCTCCTTTTGTCACGAATATTATATATTATTTGTTACATTTTGTCAACAATAATTAATATTTTTCTTTATGAATTAAGTATATAAGATATTTTTTCTTTTGTCAAGAGTTTTTATTACGCAGTTTCAATTCGTAAAGTAAATATTAAAAAAGGAGTTTTTAATTTTATGTTACAAAAGCAATTGTTGTAAATCGTTCTGATATTGAGTATTCAGAGTGTTGTTAAATTTTAAGCGAGTTCGCATTAAAACCCGCTTTTTTATTTTTATAACGTATTCATATAAAAATCAACTCTATTTTCAATTTTAATTGCTTACCCTAGGGATTTATCCTTGGTGCAATTTAAACGTCTAATAGGTCTATTTTTCCTTGATTGTTTATATAAAAATAAACAAATAAAACTTATGACTTAACCCCGGATAAACAAAAAGAGAGGATTTCCGCAAAAACCCTCCCTTTTTTATATTAAATTATTTAGGGGTATCTTAATGATTTGAGAAAAAGTAAAATTTAAAATTCCAATGAAACAAACCCCTTTGTTTTATTTTTCTCTACCAATGAACAAAATCCTTTTTATTTTTAAAAAATAACCAATGAAAAGCAATCCCGTAATTTTTATTTTTTCTTTTATAAATAATTTTCTTTTTATTATTTTTTTCTATATTGCTTAAGCAATATAGAAAAATAAATTTATATTTACTAACGTAAATATAAAAATAATAAAAAGAAAATTATATGTAATTAGTTATATATATAAATATATATAATTATTTATTATATTATATATAATATATTATATATATTTATATATATAATTATTTATTATATTATATATAATATATTATATATATTTATATATAT